CTATTGAAACCACCATTATTAGCATCGGCTTGACAATAAAGATAACTGGCATTTTCATGTATCTTTGTATCAGTAAATTGTGGTCTGCTACCGAAATGCACTAACCATAATGAAGAGTCACCTTGGCCATTTAAATAAGGGCTTGGGGAAATATTTATTGTAAGTTTACCAATGTTTTTTGTCATAGACCAATCTTTGGATGGTACAAGTTGTTTTGCATGATATGAAGTTGGAATTGTTAAAGTATAGCCGGTTTTTGCCGCTACAGTAATTTGGGCTTTTGTTGGGCACATCTTAGGAATGGTATCTCTAAAAAGAAATGTTCCTCCATCTTGCATTTCTTTTGCCATGTATATAGCATTACTATTATTCGTAGCCATATGTATTTTATATTTTTACTTTTCGTTATTAATATAAATACTTGACTTTTAATTATAAATAGGTAAACGACAAATTCTGTTAAAAATATTTTTCACATTTTTTTGTTAATTTGGTACATTATTTGTATATTTGCTTCGTAAAAGAATTTAATTTATGGGTGATAGGCAAATAAAACCAAAATATGTGGCCTTTTTCAAGGCAGATAAGAAGAGTACTGTATTAAAGGCACTAAGTTCCCTAAGAATTTTAGGTTATAATTGTCCGGGAGACAATGAGGTTAATACAGATGATACTCAATATATATTTACGGGGCTTGATGAGCATGGTTATGGTGTTGTGTACATTACTTCATCAGATAATAGTTTACGGAGTTGGTGTATTGATTGTCTTGACAATTTTGCTTATTTTTTAGCCGTTGTTGCTGTTAATGATGAAAATGATTTCCATCAGTATTTTGTGGTTGATGAAACAGTTAACCTTGGGCCATCAATAGGATATATCCCCGAGGGAAGTTATTCATATTCCTATGAGGATAAGAATAGTGCAGATTATAAATACCATAAGGCTGATGTGAAGGAATTATATGAGTATTTCTGTGGAAGCAAGCAACATATTGAAGTTCAAACTCTTCCTAAGGATATGATGGAACTCCTAAGACGGTGTGAAAGGTTTAACGGAAGCCTGTATTCTTCTCCAAGTAGAAGTGTTGATTGGGTTCATAAATGGTTGAGACAGATTTATCATCTCTATATTTATGTTGTTCCTCGTTTTGATGGGTTCGATGGTGCTCAGTATGATTGTCATTATGAGATTTATAGAGAGGGAACAAAGAAATCAATTGATTTATTCGGTGAAGGTACATATTCATATGATGACGCGATGTTGACTGCGATTAGGGAATGTCTTCAGACTCATATTCCTGATATAGATTTAACACATACAAGAACAAATAATTAAATAACTTTAAAAAAGATATGGCAGAAAATACTATTAGAATTTCGTTTCCGATGATGTCGGTACTTTTTATTGTATTCTTGGTACTTAAGTTGACTAATGTGATTACATGGTCTTGGTGGTGGGTAACAGCCCCTCTTTGGATACCACTTGGTCTTGGAATTGCTATTTTGGTTTTGGTGGGACTTATATTGGGAGTATGCGCCCTTTTGAGGTGATATGGAAAAATTGTATTTATTCGTCGATTACAATGGTGATGAACTCGTTTCAAACATAGAACCATTTAGAGAAATGATATGAGATATATAGTTGAATCAAATATTCATGTTACCATTAAGGTTGATGATGTGGTGACTGTTGCTGACCCTGAAAGACTTACAACTGATGAGATTATTAATCTTTTTAATATCGGTTTTCAGATAATCAGGGAAAAACTTGGCGTCCTTTCGCAATATACAATGATGAATGATAAAATCATGAGTGAACGTAGCATTACGTCAAATTCAGAAACGTCTCATCTTGTTAGTTGTTCATTTTATTGGGAGAAGGAATATGAGTTAGATGATGAAATAAATACATTTAAATCAGTTGAATTGCATCTTACTAATAAAATTAGAGAAGATATCAAGAAACTTGAAACGGATAAACGTTTTGAATGGGTATATCCCGCCATTAAGAATGTTCGTTTTTATTGTAACAAACCACATGTAGTACAGGAGGAGGTAACCAATGAGTGATTTTGAAAATTTTGTTCCTGAGTGGCCGACACTCTCATTTAACCGGGATGTTAAGGAATACGAAGAACGATTAAAGGAATTTTGGAAAGAACAGGACGAAAAACAGAGATTTTGTCCATCTGAAATCTATTATTAGATAAATAATATTTGGTAATTCAATATATTATCAATATATTTGCATTTGAAAAGGATATAAAAATTGGCTTGGAAGCAGCCATTTTCTAAGGAGTGCGCAGAAAGTGCCCTGTGAGTGCGATATGCTTGCGTGAGATGAAAAGCCGTAGGTGATGTGCCGTGAGGGAATATTCCACAACATGACAAACTTCGAGTTTGGTCTGCCTTTTGAGGTTCGGTAAAAGTCCACCGTTATTCCTCATCAGTTGGCAGTATGGCGGGGTTATGAACCCGATTTTCGGTAGGACATACGAGAATGCTTTGGCGTAACAGCACATATATCCTTTATCAATTATGGCATGTGATGTAGCAAAGTGGTAATGCTCCGTAAATTTAGTTTCCTGCTTATGGAAATGAACAGCAATGTTTGAGACTGTTTGCTAAACCGGGACCGGGGGTTCGAATCCCTCCATCACATCAATTTTAAAAAATATGGAAATAAGTAAAACACAGCAACTTGTTAATGAAATCATGGATAATTTTGATTTCAATAAAGTTGCGAAGACAATGCAACTTCTTAATTGGGAGGTTTATATGGGAGGTGACCTTGAAAATAGGGGCATTCCTGATGAAACCTATTTAAGAGAAGACGCAAGAAATATGATATATGGGTTGTTAGGAAGACTCGGAGATTATAAAGGAGATACTTTCTATTCCCATTGCGGTCCGTTCAAAATAAGAATAACAACAGAAAAAGGGGAAGTTGATTCAATCACACTTGATTTTGTTGTTACCTATTGGGAGGCATATATTTAAGACTAAAGTTAGTCCACCGGATTCGCGGTTAAGGTGGAAACGAAACGACAAGGCTTTGTCATAGGATGTTCAAACTATATGGTAAGAATCCCTTATAGTCCCTGTTCATCATATCTATGTGCATGTAAGTCAAGCCCTTGGCCAAATCGTTGGTTGGACGTGTTGCTCCGAGCGGTGCTTTAATCGGAGTTTTATGCGGATGTGGTGTAATGGTAGCCACGACAGATTCAAAACCTGTTGCCGAAAGGCGTGGGGGTTCGAGTCCCTTCATCCGCACGAAAAAACTTCGAGCCATTGGATTTAATTGGTTGGTGGTATCAGCATATGCTGAGGGAATGGTTTTCAAATATTGAAATGTCCGGAAATTCGGTATGGAGTTTTGCCGTTTCTGAAACACTATTAAAAAACACTTGCCGGGGGCAAGGGATGAGGGTTCGAGCCCCTCATGGCTCACAAATAATAAAAACGGGATGTGCTTCACAGCAGGTCCCGTTTATTGTTTTATGTGTGTATAAAAATAGATATTTTATCTGAATATTTTTGGTTATTACCAATAATATTCCTATCTTTGCAACAAAGAAAAATATATGGTTTTTGGAATAGATTTTGATAATACAATATCCACCCATGCATATCCCTATACGGGCAAATTGGTCCCTTATGCTAAAGAGGTTATTAATATGCTTCACGAAAATGGGCATCATTGTTTTTTATGGACAGTCAGAGGGGATAATGTGGTTTTCGAGGAAAATGCGTTGAACAATGCACGTTCTTTTTGTGTTGACAATGGAATTGCCATTGACGGTTATAATGAGAGCCCTATACATCCATCTTCTTCGCCGAAACAACTCGCAGATTATTTCATTGATGATATTAATATAGGTTGCCCATTAATAAACTATTATGGGCATAAAGTTGTTGATTGGATTAAAATTGCTGAAGAACTCGTGAAACTTGGGGCATTGACAGCATCACAATTGCATCAATTGGAATTATCTCACGAAAACAATAATATAAGAATGGAAGCATTATCTTATATTATGGGACTGCAGTCGGATGATGTCAATGATTTAAAATCTGTTATTGGCAGCAGTATTGTGGACGAGTTTGAATCAATTGGCTTTATCTATGTTAACGATGTGACTAATAAATGGGAGATGACAAGGTTGGGAAAAGATTATATCAAAGAATTTTTTTTATGAGAAAGTTTTTAAAAAGGTTGGATTATGGGAGGGTCGCAAAGTACAAGCAGGCTTTGATTGACCGTATTATGGCATGGGAACGTAGGCTGTATAAATATAAATGGGATTTGGTTAATAACAATACTTTTCCTCAGCATATCACTCATTACATTACAATGAGCACGGTATACGACTGCACAACTGGAATACATTATAAAGATATAGAAGAACTTAAAAAATGTCTTAAAAATGCTGTTTTTAAATATACGGTATTTAGAAATACCATGGAAACAACCTTAAGGAATCGTTCCATCAATTATGACGATTATATAGAGGGTAATAAGGCATTCGACTTTAGCAGAAATCCATTTGTCAGGATTATTGCAAGCGGAGAACGCAATACGTTATGGTGCTATGTAACGTATTCAGAAAAAATTGTTGATGGGGTGTTAATAAGGGGGGTATTGTTAATTGATACAACGTTTGACACATCTATTGAAAAGAAATTGTTATACGATTGGTGTAGGATTCTTCCGATGGAAGACCATCATTTTAGAGAATTTCTTAAATGTTATAGAAATCACCTCCTATCCAAAGGAAACACTGTGGTAAAAATCAATGAAGAAACTGATTTTATGATAAACGAATGGAGAAAAAATAATGAAAGTGGAAACGACAAATAGAGAACTTTTAGTAGAACTTGGGTTGGAAGACTCGGTAGTTTTTGAGAATCCTGATTATGATTCAGCGATTGTTGGTTGGGACATCAATAGCGAAAGAATCGTCTATGATTACAATATGATGATTGAGCATCTTATGGAGAAAGATGGAATGGATTACGAGGAGGCTCAGGAATTTATTGACTATAATACTGTTCGTGCATGCCCTTATATGGGTGATAAAGCCCCGATTATCTTAAGTTCGTTAGAATCTTATCTCTAAGATAAGAACTTTGGCACGGTATTTGCAGTAAGATAAGAAAAATTTTGAATTATGGATACAATTTACGTTGATTATGACACGGCATTGGCAATGCAAAAACTCGGTTTTAAACCAAAATCTTTTTGGGGCGGACTATGCTATGCTGTAAGAACCACAATCAGGGAGGACATCGTTGAAAAATATGGTGAACTTACCGACGATGGTTTTTATGACTTGACCGTTAGGGGTGGTGGTAAACTACAATGGGAAGACATATATGATACCTCGATGAAACTTGACAGACCCTATGGCCTTGGCGAAGAAGTTTATGCCCCTACAGTGTGGGAGGCTTTCAAATATCTCATTGATGAACATAAGGTATTTGTGAAAGTCGATTTTCTGGGAGACAAGAAATGGGAATGGTATTATATTACAATGAGTGATGGTTTGAAGCATCGCACGGCATTGTATTATGAAACTTATGATGATTGTGTACTTGATGGAGTTCAGACTCTAATCAAATCAATTGAACATCAAGAGGAGGAAATAAACAATGGGATATAAAGAAATTGGTGTTATTGTGATGATAGGTTTTGCGGTGATAGTTTTGGGTGGCTGTGCAATTGGTTATTATATAGAGCGAAGGCGTTATTTAAAAGCGTTGAATTCAATTTTCATTGGAAGTGAATATACAATTGTACCGAAAGGTTTTCCTCATGAAGATAATCCATTTAATGAGATATCTCCTAACATTGTTGCCAAAGTCATTGATTTGAGAAAAAATGGGGAGGGAGAACTTTATGTGAAATATGAAGTTACCAAACCCGAAAAGGGAAAACGCAAGACAAAAATTAATTCAACATCATTTGATGTTTTTTATAATTGTTATATAGAACCATCCAGTGGAAGACAATAGTTTATACGGGAGAAACAAAAAGGGAAAGATATCCCTGTGCGAAACATGCGCCTATGTTGGGTATTGCATGAAACACCTGAGATTTTATAGGTGCAAAGATTATATTAAGAAAAAAAGTGAAGAGGTAGAACCTTACACTTATCTTCATCAAGAATAATAGACGAAAATTTTTTTGATTTACTTTAAAAACGAAATATTATGAGTACAATTAAATCGATACTGGACAATGATTTATATAAACTGTCAATGAATTATTATTATCAGCAAATGTATCCTGAAGCAAGAGGAACATTTACATTTAAGGACCGAAATGGCATGAAATTTAATCAGATGTTTCTGATTACACTACAAAATGCATTTATGGACCTTGATGTCCTTGCCCTCACTGACGAAGAGTGCGAGTGGTGTATTGAAAACATTCCATATATCCCAAGACATTACTGGGAATGGCTTAAGACATTCCGTTTTGACCATAATAAGATTAACGCATGGCTTGATGAGGAACAGCATCTTCATATTAATGTCACTGATGTGATATATAAAGTTTCATTATATGAAATTCCTATTCTTGCAACAGTATCTGAAATCTATTACAAATATTATGCAATAAATTTGGGAGATTTTAACTATCAGGTTCATGAGCCTCTCAGAAAGAACTGTCAAATTGCAATGACCGAAGATTTCAAATTCATGGAGTTTGGAACCCGCAGACGTTATTCTTTCGATGTACAAGACGCTGTGTGTGAGTATCTTTCAAAAAAATGCGCTAATTGCGTGGGAACATCCAATGTCTATTTTGCGAAGAAATATGGTTTGAAGCCTATGGGAACAATGGCCCATGAAATGTTTATGGCAACTGCAGCAGTAACTTCGCCTAAGGAGGCAAATCATATTGTGATGGAAAATTGGAGTAAGGTATATGACGGTAATCTCGGTACAGTCCTCACTGATACATATACAGTTGACGAGTTCTTGAGACAGTTTTCAAGGAAGAACGCAAAGTTGTTCGATGGAGTGCGTCATGACTCGGGAGACCCTATTGAGTTCGGTGAAAAGATAATCAAGAAATATGAATCATATGGTATTGACCCTATGAGCAAGACAATTGTTTTTTCAGATGCCCTTACTTTTGAGAAGTGTGCTGAATTGAAGAAACATTTTGAAAACAGGATAAAAGTATCGTTTGGAATTGGAACCAATTTGTCGAATAATCTTTATGATGTTGATTGTGGTGTCAGAATCAAACCGATGAATATCGTCTGCAAACTTACCAAGTTTCAGGTTAATCCTCGACAGCCTGTGTATAATTGTGTTAAGTTATCCGATGTGCCTACGAAAGCAATGGGAGACCCACATGAAATTGAGGTCTATAAGTATCTCGTTGGAGTAGAATAACTTTTTTTGAAAAATATTAGTAGTTTTACACATGTTCTAATGTTAAATATTAGAACATGTGTAATTGTGTTATGGGAAAATATATAAGAAAATACGATGGATACAGCCATATTGTTGACAAGGCAAGGAATCAACAATGGTACGGTGAAAGCGTATGTGTACGTGAAGTTAATCCTAATGAATACGAAGTTTTTTATGTATCTCCTGATTATCCGGAAGCGGGATGGCATTTTGATGAAACAACAAAATATAGTGTAGAAGCGCAATTTAATAGTGGTGGAATATTAGTAGTAACAGTTTCTTTCGATGCAATTGATGATTATTTAATTGATAATAATTTTTATGTTGCTATTGAAATAATAGGCGGCTATAATAACCCAAACGAAAGAGGTAACTTATACCCTCATTTTGCTGAGATTGAACAGTCAGTTGATATTTATGTTATCAAACCTCATAGAAGAATATATAATTATGAAACAAATGCCAAAAGACTGTTTGATGGTGGGACCAGTGGAGAATTACCTGATGATTGGAGATTTACGTTTGGCGTTAGGGTTTGTTTTATACAATGTCATTTTGATGGGCAGCCAATACGAAATAATAAATTAATTATGAAAAATTTTATATACGATTATGAAATATTTACATATTTATATAAAGATGTAAAATAGAAGTCTGGTGTAGAGTGTTTGTTCTATCTCACCTTGTTTTAAGAAACCACTCGTAATGAGTGGTTTCTTTTTTTTATTTGTTTTTTACATTTCTTTTTTCTATTTTTGCAAAAAATACAGTGAAGAAAAATATTTGTAAAAGTTTGGCACGGTATTTGTAATATTTTGGTTTGAATATTTTAAAAACAGATTTATATGCAGTTTGATAGTTTAAAAGAGAAATGTGAGTATTTTCGTAGTCTTACGGATTATAGGCTTATGCCTAACTCTTATGTGTTGGTAATGCTTGATGGAAGAAGTTTTTCTTCCAAAATCAAGAAGAAGTTTGCGAAGCCTTTTGATGATGATTTCATTGATATGATGGATGAAACAGCAAAATACTTGGTAAAGAATGTTCAGGGTTGTAAATTTGCATATACACAGTCAGATGAAATCACTCTTGTTATTACTGATTTCGAAACGCCAACAACAGACTCATTTTTTGGATATAGGCTTACCAAGATATTGTCTATTGTTGCATCTATGGCAACTGCAAAGTTTAATAATCTGATGATGCAGTATGAATTGAGGACAAGTATTGAAGGTTCTCAGGTCATTGCTGAGAAGATTGGCCTTTATGAATTTGATTGCAAGGCGTGGAATGTTCCAACTTATAATGATGTAGTTGCATGGTTGTTGTATAGACAGAATGACTGTATCAGGAATTCTAAGGCGCAGACAGCACAGACATTTTTTCCTCACAAGGAACTTATGGGATTGCTTGTTGACCAACAGATTGAAAAACTTAAGGAATATAACGGTGAGGATTGGGATAAGTATCCTGATAGATGGAAGTTCGGTAGATTTATCTATAGGGTTGAAACCCAATTTACCAACAATAATGGTGATGTATATACAAGACATAACCCTGAGGTATTCCCGGCTGTTCCGCTTAATGATGAAACAAACAGAACGTTTTTTAAGGACCGCAATATAATCCCACAGATTTAATGAGATATCAAGGAAGTAAAAGAGGTTTGATGAAAAACTTAAAAGCACTCATTGAGAGAAATCTTGATGAGTGTCAGGCTTATATTGAGCCGTTTGGCGGTGGAATGAATTCATTTGCGGTAATAAACCACGACAATAAAATTGCAATGGATATTAATCCACATGTAATTGCCATGTGGAAAGCAATTCAAAACAATACATTTAAAATACCTGAGAGAGTTACTGAAACCGAATACAAGGCAATGCGCGAAGATTGTTTAACCAATAGTGGGAAATATGATTCAGCCCTCCTTGGTTACGTGGGAAATGCCTGTTCAAACGGATGTGGATGGTGGAATGGATATGCACATTTTAATCCTAACAGAAATGAGGACCATATTGCTGAGGCACGACGAGGACTTTTGAAACATATAAACAGTTTCATTGGCCTTGATAGTTGTACATTTGTGCATGGTGATTATAGAACATTGGAATACCCTAAGAATTCTTTTATCTATTGTGACCCGCCTTATGCATCAACTAAAGGATACAATAAGAACGGGTTTGATAATGAACTGTTTTGGGAGTGGTGCCGTGGAATGTGTGATAAGGGGCATAAGATAATGGTGTCGGAATATTCAGCACCTTCTGATTTTGTCTGTATATGGGAGAAAGCAAGAAAAGATGGTATGGGCACAACTAAGATGGGTGTTGCACAGAATGTTAGGGTTGAACGTGTTTTCGTCCATAAATCGCAGTTAAGAAAATTCAAGTTTTAAGATATGGCGAAAGATAGAAAGACAATTATGATTACCGGTGGCTGCGGTTTCATTGGTAGTAATCTTGTTAACTATTTTGTTAACAAATATCCTGAATATAATATATTGGTTGTTGATAACCTGACATATGCAGGAAATCTTAATAACCTTAAGGAGGTGAAGAGAAAAGATAATTTCTTCTTCTCTAAAACAGACATTTGTGATTATGACAACATATTGGCTTTCATGAGAAATTGGAAGGTGAGTGGCGTAATCCATCTTGCTGCGGAATCCCATGTTGACAATTCAATTAAGGACCCGTTTGTATTTGCAAAGACCAATGTAATGGGAACACTTTCTCTTCTTCATGCTGCACTTACCTATTGGAAGGAATGTCCTGACGGTTTTGATGGCAAATTGTTCTACCATGTATCTACTGATGAAGTATATGGGGCATTGGATGCTGATGGTGTTCCTTTTACAGAAGATAATAGATATGAGCCTCATAGTCCATACAGTGCTTCCAAGGCATCATCCGACCATTTTGTTAGAGCATATCACGATACATATGGTTTACCAACTGTTATTTCAAACTGTTCCAACAACTATGGCCCTAACCAATATCCCGAAAAATTGATTCCCCTTGTGATTACCAAGATTGTGAACAATGAAAAGATTCCAGTATATGGCGATGGTACAAATATAAGGGATTGGCTGTATGTGGGAGACCATGTCCGTGCCATTGACATGATTTTCCATAAAGGAAAAACCGGAGAGACATATAACATCGGCGGAAATAATGAAGTCACTAATATTGATATGGTAAGGACGTTGATTAAGGTTACCGACAGGTTTCTTGGACATCCTGAAGGATATTCTAATAACCTGATAACTTATGTCACTGACAGACCCGGCCATGATTTCAGATATGCCATTGACAGTTCCAAATTGCAGAGGGAACTGGGTTGGAAGCCTGAAATGGATTTTGAAAAGGGAATTGAAATAACTGTTAAAGATATGTTTGAAAAATGTTAGTTATTGATATAGCAATACCTGAGGTTAAAATCATTGAGCCTCAGGTGTATAAAGATAATAGAGGATATTTCTGTCAACTACACCCACCTAAAGGAGGGTGGATAACTGTTCATTTAAAAACTGAGAAAAATTAAGAAAAAATATTTGTTTTTATGAAAGATTTTTAGTATTTTTGTAAAGTTAAAGATATTTATATATGAACACAAAAATAAATAATGTAAAGAAAGTGTTGCAAAATATGCAAATGAAAGTAGTTGATGTAACGGAAACAAATTATACTCTTGAAAATGGGGATGTTTATGAACATACATTTGTTATTGATTCAAGTATAACAGTAGAAGAATTCCAAGCATTACTTGATAATGCAAGAGAAACTGTATTGAATACACTTAATAAAATAGAAAAAAATGAGATATAATGGGAAGATTACTGAAAATTGGAGAAGCAGCACAATATCTCAATGTATCTCAAGATACTCTAAGAAAGTGGGATAAAGCAAATAAACTGAAACCTCTTGAAACTGCTGGTGGACATAGAAGATATGATACTGATGCACTTGATGAATTTCTTGGTAAAGAAGTGAAAGAAACTGAAGCCAAACCTATTGTTTGTGCAACATATGCAAGGGTTAGTTCTCATGAACAAAAGCAAAAAGGAGATTTGGATAGACAATCACAAAGATTATCAGAGTATTGTGCTAAGAAAGGACTTTTAGTTACGCATATCATTAAAGATGTTGGTAGTGGTTTAAATGATAATAGAAGTGGATTCATCAGATTAACTGATTTGATTATACAAGGAAAGGTTAATAAATTGGTTATTGAACATAAAGACAGACTTACACGATTCCAATTCAAATTCATAAAGAAAATGTTTGAAAGTTATGGATGTGAGGTTATTGTTATAAATGGTTTAGATGTATCAAATGAGGAAGAACTTGCTGCTGACATGATGTCTTTATTGGCAAGTTTCTCAGGTAAATTCTATGGTAAGCGAAGTGCTGAAAGAAGAAAGAAAAAGAATATGGGGGAATAGCGATATGGCAGAGTTCACAAAGGAAATGTATGATGATTTAAAGAAAAACGGATACATTAATGATGAACCATATATTAATAAAATGTTACACGAGATAAGTAAAGAACTTAGTGATAGATTATCCCAAAAAACTGAAATCATCGAGTTAACTACGAAATACAAAGAAAAATAATTTTAGGAGAAATATAAAAAGAATAATGTTAAGAGCAATTAAAATAAGATTATATCCAAATAAGGAGCAAGAACTGAAACTGAATAAAGTATTGGGGTGTTACCGTTTTGTTTATAATCAAACACTTGCTCGTAAACAACAAGAATATACTGAAAATAAGAAATCATTAGGTTTAACTGATTTATCAAAGTATTTTCATAATGAACTATTGAAGGATGAACAATACTCATGGTTGAAAGAAGAAAACACAAAGATAATGAAACAGTCAATAAGGCAGATGCTATCTGCTTATGAGAAGTTCTTTAAACAACATAATGGTTTCCCAAAATTCAAAAGTAAAAAAGATAAACAGTCAGCGTTATTCCCACTTGAAGCGATTTCAAAGAAGAATACATTTGAAACAAGAAAAATAACGTTGACACAACCTTTAAAAGATATTCGTTTCAGATGTTCTGATTTGAATCACAACAGACTCAGACAATATCGTGATGGAATAAGAAGTGCTACCTTATCGAAAACCAAGAGTGGTAATTTCTTCTTATCTATCTTAATTGAGTTACCAAATGAAGAAGTTGTTAAATTCAAATTAACTGATGAACATGTTGGTATTGACTTAGGAGTTAAAGATTTTGTAATTACAAGTGATGGTGAAGTGTTTGAAAATAAACATTTCTATAAATTACAAGAACAGAAGATAGCAAAACTCCAACATCAATTATCAAAGAAACAAAAAGGTTCTAATAACAGAAATAAAGCAAGAATCAAACTTGCAAAGGCATTTGAGAAGTTAAACAATCAGAAAGAGAATTATATTCATAGTGTAGTAAATGAATTGCTTATATATTATGATGTAATCTTCATGGAAGACTTAAATGTTAGTGGAATGTTAAAGAATCATAAGTTAGCGAAAGCGATACAAGAAGTAGGATTTTATAGATTTAAATCAATACTTGTTGATAAAGCATTCAATAACGGAAAACAAGTAATATTTGTTGATAGATTCTATCCAAGCAGTAAAACATGTTCAGTTTGTGGATATAAGAAACATGATTTGAAGTTAAGTGACAGGGAATGGACATGTCCACAATGTGGCGAACATCATGACAGGGATATAAATGCAGCGATGAATATCTTATTAGAGGGAGAAAGAATAATAGGTGTCCGTAGCACCGAATATACGCTTATGGAGAACCTAACTGTGGATGACCGAGGCAATGCCTTCTAAAAAGCAGTGGTTCGTTGAAATAAGAAGTAAAATATAGGAAAGGTAGATTTTCTTAGAATTTTACATACGGTGCTTGACACTACATCTTTAACAATGTGGAATAACTTATTTGATTATAACGAAAATCTATATAACTAATTGATTATGAAAGGAATATGTCTCTGCGGTGGGGCAGGAACGAGACTCCACCCGATAACCAAAGGAATATCTAAGCAGTTAATTCCAATTTATGACAAACCAACTTGCTATTATCCGATATCCGTATTGATGTTGGCGGGTATTAAGGATATATTGATTATATCGACGCCTCAGGATTTGCCGGGGTTTAAACGACTCCTTGGCGACGGAAGCGATTATGGTGTTCGTTTTGAATATGCGGAACAGCCGTCTCCTGATGGAATTGCACAGGCGTTTATAATTGGCGAGGAGTTCATCGGTGATGATGATGTCTGTCTTATTCTTGGCGATAACGTTTTTCACGGTGCGGGTTTTACTCATAATCTTGAAACAGCGAAATTATGGGTTGATTGTGGCTACGCCTCCATTTTCGGATATTATGTTGACGACCCTAGTAGATATGGTGTTGTTGAACTCAGTGATAATGCTTTCGCCATTTCTCTTGAAGAGAAACCGGTTAACCCAAAATCAAATTATGCTGTCCCCGGTTTATATTTTTATCCAAATTCGGTTGTTGAAGTAGCAAAGACAATTAAGCCATCAGCAAGAGGCGAACTTGAAATAACTGCAGTGAATCAGCATTATCTTGAAGAAGAGAGGCTTCATGTTGAAGTGTTGGGGAGAGGTTTTGCTTGGCTTGATACCGGAACACATGATTCTCTCTCGGAGGCATCAACTTATATCGAGGTACTTGAAAAGAGGCAGGGACAGAAAATTGCTTGCCTTGAGGAGATTGCCTACAACAATGATTGGATTGATAGGGAGAAACTTATGGAACTTGGTATGGGTATGAAAAATAATCCATATGGACAATATCTTATTAAACTTGCTGAAAGACATGACAATTATTAATGCTATTAAGCAGCAAATACGTCTTGGCAGGAAAGAAAGTACAAGATTAACAAAAAAAGGAATTGAAGAACTTGAAAAGTTTGGCACGGTATTTGCAGTAGACAATGATGTTAAAGAAATTTTAGAAAAAAGTTATGACAAAATTTAAGACAACTATCGAGGTTGATATTGAAGACCTTTTTACTGACTTAAGTGCTTATCATCAGACTGAATTCTTGAAAAAGCATGTTGCTGACCATCTGTGCTTTTCTGAATGTTTTGATATTTTCCCTCAGGATGAGATTAAAGAGGTTATTGAAGATTTATATAATATTAAAATAGACTAATTTATGGCATTTTTTGATATACTCGCATCATTTATCTGTATGTTACTTGCGGTTTTATGTTATGTGGTGGCGGTGACGTATTTGAAAGACGTTACCGTATTCTCACAACTTAGCGCAGTTGAGAAACAACAGTGTTGGCTGACCTTTGCTTTGGGACTCATCTATACTGTTATTGGTTTTTTGATGTTGTTTTGTTAATTTTGGGGTGTTATGGGAAAATTGAGTGAACAGTTGAAAGAATATCTTGAAAGTGAAGAGGGCAAAATCCGTCTTCAGCAAGAAAAAGCGCATATGGCTCATGTGGAATCAATCAATGAAAAATACATTGAGAAATTTCACTCGATGTCAAATGAGGAGAAGATTGCGTTCCTTTATAAATTAAAGGAGAAATATGATAGCGCTGAATATTATAAGCGTTTTAATGACGATAATATGGGGTATTATAAATCGCTTTATAGACTCTTATGGGCATACGCTGAAAAATATTGTGTGGAGGTAATTCCTCCAGTTGAAAAAAGCACTTGGGGTTTTTATAGGAAATATGACCTATTAGGTGTGTTCATACTTGAAGAAATTGATGAACTGTTTTCAGTTGACTATCAACTTCATGAAGTTGGAGACGTTGTCGTACCACATAAGTTTCCAAGAAAAGAATATGTTGTAAAACGTTTTGGGGCGCCTATGTTTATAACTGATAGCGAAGAAACATTGGCTGACGTTGTTGCACAGGTTTTTAAAAAACACTTAGAGGGATATACATATACAGTTAATGGTGAAGAATATCGTATAAATGTTGACGGTACAGTTAAATTTATAAAGGGAAATTAAATATGGCGGATTATAGATTTAGACAGGCATATGCTTATGGCGACGATTGGGACGGGGAATTGAAGAATATTCCTGAAAATGCCACATTTTATCGTTGTAATCAAATCAATGAAAGGCAGGAGGAGTGGTATATTGTAATGTATGATAAAGAATATAACATTAAGAAAGATGATGATTTTGATTGGTCAGAAGAATTCAGAGGTGACGGTTGTGTTCAGGTGAGATTTTATAACCTTCTTGAACTTCGTATAATCCATCTTCACGACATAAAGCCTTATGGCGAATGGCCTGATGTCGGTGAAGAGATGTTCGCTGAGATGTATGATGATTTTTTCAGAAACACATATGTAATCGAACGCACCTCAGGAAGATACGAAGTGGAAGATTTGTCAAAACTTAATTCAATTCTTGACGACTCTATACCTTTCAAGGTAATTGAAGAGCCACGCACTGCGAGTTGTTATCGCTTAAGAAGACTAACGTCTTTCGGAGAAGTTGAATGTACTGCCGTAACACTTTACAACCCAATTAGTAGAACAGAGTTGTATGGTATCTCTGATTGTAGTTTATGTATTTCAGATTTGCAGGAAGGTTCCTATGACCCTCTGAAACTTAAGAGGAGTTTAACTCATTCATGCCTTGAATACGAAGATAGATTTAATATAGTGGTAGAAATACTGAGATAAAACTTGAATAGGAACTCTTTAAACATTATATTTATATAGGTAAAATAACTTGAATTATGTTTTGGGATTTCTTTTTCAGCCTATTGTTTTTGGGGGTTGTAATATATTTGTTCATTAGTCTTTTTGTGGATATGATTGATTTTGAATGGGATGTCTTAAGGTGGTTCAGGAGAACTTTCAGGCTTTGTAATCACCCCTATGGCAGGGAGTATAGAGTAAAAGAATATTTATTTGCAAATGAGGATGAACATCCTCATGTTATCTATGAAACAAGATGTGGGATTTGCCATAAAGAAACCGGTGTCTATGTTATTGATGTAGAGGATATAATTGATATTGACAATCTCAGAACCGTTCCTGATAAACATTGGCATTGCATGAACATGACGGAATTCAGTATAATCCAACAGAAAGGAACAAAAGTTGATTAATAAAAAATAAACGGGATGTGCTTCACAGCAGGTCCCTTTTCTTTTTATTTTTTTTTGTTAGTTTGGCATAATTTTTGTATATTTGCAGATGAAAATAATTTTGCATTATTATATGGTATGCGTATAATAAAGCAAAAAAACTGTATAATATATTATGACTGAACTAATTGTAAGAGCGAAAAAACTCGAAAACGGTGAGAAAATTGTAGGTACAGGAATCAATTTTGTCGATGGCTACGCATATCTATATGATAGATACGCTTGGTATGAAGTTGACCCTAAGACTGTTGTTCTGCGGGCAAAGAAAGATGAAGAACATTATCCAAATCCTGTAACAACTTCCGATGATATTACAGAACTTCATGAAAGACTTGTTCAGACGGTTGTTGATTTCTGCAGGGAAAAGGAAAACCATGAAATACAAGAGGTGGCGTTCGGTGTGGATGACCTTCAGGCATCAGTCGACTATGGTAAATGGTGCCCCGAAACCGATTCGTCATTGACTGTATATGGTTACGATTGTAATAAAAGAAAAGAAATAGGAACTTCAATTTAAAGATTATGGGGTGTTTTAATGTTATGGGTTTCCATACCCACCTACCAATTGTATGTTATGATGATGTTGTGCTTTTTCTTGGGGTAAAGCCGAGATATAAGAATAAGACTGTTTTACCAGACACATTTAAATTTGCGCCAGGTACAGTATTTACCCCTATTGCCCTCCCTATATTCGGAACATATAATGATTATGGAAATATAGAAAATATCATAAGAGATGAGAATGTTGCTGCGATAGAACGTTTTTTTGGACATGATATTGAAAAGGTTCTGAGAATTGTTGACGATGAAATGGCGGGTCGTTACATGAAAGAGGATGATATAAAGACATATAATGATATTTGTACTAAAATTCATGACATGCAGTCGAGATTTACGATGGGTAGTGAATTTGAACAGATATATGATATCGTTTTCACCATGGACCATCGTTTCATGTACGAAACAATCAAAAAATTGATGCCTGCGACATTTGATTTTAATATGTCAATTGATAAAACCTTTGCTCTTATAGGTGATAAGAAATGTTGGGGATTGGGTGATAATGAATTTAATGTTTATAATGCAGGATTGGATTATAATGATTCAAGACGTATTATTTCGGTAAAGCCGGGGTTTATATATCCACTTTCCTTTTGGGGGATTTATGATGGTTTTGATGAATCATCGGCTCTTGCAGTGTATAACAGTGATGATGAAACTAAAAAACTCTGCACCGAGTTAAAATCTAATTATATAGATTTTCTGACGTTTGTTAACGTATTTGTGCATCACCAATGGTGTTTTGGATATCATGTATATGGAACACAACAAACTCACTATAAGACATCACTCCCTTATTATGAGGAAATGGTGAAATTCATCGAAAAATCTATATTATGTCATTATAGTGATGATAATGATGATGATGTGGAGGATGAGGCATTTTAATAGTTTGGCACGGTATTTGTAGTAAAATTGAGTATTAATTTTTAAAAAAAATTTAAACGAAAAATTATGGTTTTTTTTATTTTTATGCTTGGTTGGGTATTTTTTTTTTATTGGCCTAATTCACTCCTCTTTTGATACTTATGTCGATGATGATACTGCAATAAAATATTACAAAGGATGTGGCATTTGTTTCTTTATTGCATTTATAATATTTTTGTTGGTCAGATAATATATGGGGAAGATTAAATTATATAATACCTTCAATAAGGTTAAGCATATTTTGGTTCGTCCAAAACTTAAGATGATGTTCGGCAGAATGTCGAGACAACCGTTTTATATACCACCGTTCTCGTTCGATTTGTTTACCAAACACAGGTATCTTAACAGAGAGACTTTTGAATATGAGTATGACCCGAAGTTCGTAATGAAAATGAGGAAATTCTTCCCGTCTTTCCCTGATAAGTCGATAAGAATCAGATTACCTGATTGGATGACGTTTAGAATTATTAACTTCGATTTTGCAAGTAAGTGGAAATATGATAACCCGTGTTTTGAAAGAAAAGGCCATTTTTCCATTGTTGCGTTTGGTATAGCACTTTCTTTCTATCTTGAAATACCTCTTGACACTGAGGATAAATACCATGAGGATGAATATTATGAATTCATGATGGAATATCTTAGTGGTGTTGATGCCGGTGACCTGAAAGAATGTATCAAGCAGATGGGTACAATGACACAGCATACCAAGAAATATGGCGAGAGAAAATACCATGCCTTTTGGAAAGAGTGGCTCCGTCCCGAATGGCATGCAGTCTATGATATTGCTGTATCTGAGTTGAATAACATTTATAACCATGATAAGGATGTGGAGTGGATTCTCTGCAGCGCAATTAAAAGAAATGAGAGAAGAAATTGTGATAACCCATATCATGAGGGGACAAATGACCTTATAAATATTGAACTTGGTTATCGTCATCATGACATAATTTGGAGATTTGGTGAGGAATTGGAAGATGGTTTGTATTCGCAGGGTTTCTATACATCGAAAGGGCGGTTTGTCAGCCGAGAGGAAGCAGCGAAAATTGCATATACAGCCGGACAGATTAAAAGTCAAAAGAGTAAATTATTTTCAGAAGATTTATATTAAAAAGTATGCTTGAATTAGTTAAGAGAGTATGTCAACTACACCCACCTAAAGGAGGGTGCTTGAGCAAAGGGTGAAACCCTTTGGCATGGCACGTTGACAAGTGCTCTTACTGAGTCACCACACAGTGGTTTCTCATTACATTTTGTGTTATTCATGACTATTATGGCGGGTATTGTAATGCTTGGCTGTGGAATATATTTGTTTATTTAAAAACCAATAATATTATGTTGACATTTATAATCTTTTTAGCATTTTTGGGTAGCCTATCAACAGTGTTCATAGGCAGTCACGGTATATACGAAGAAAAAAAAGGGAACAGCGCTGTCCCTCATTTAATAATATTAGGATTAATATTGTTCGCCTTATCGCTTTCGGTGCTAATTTATCATATCAATAATCCTACCGCATTGGAAGTATATGAAGGTAAAACAGAATTAAAGATTGAAGGAACTTGGAAAGATGGCGTTTTTACGCCAACTGATTCCACCGTTATGTATAAAAAAGATTCTTATGTTCGGGATATTTGTTCTACCAGCCAAGACTGATGATAAGTCATATCCTTACAAAAAGGGCCCTAAAAAGGCTTTAAATCTTTCAGACGAAGAGTTAGTCCACTTTGTAAAGAAAACGCCTAAAATGACTTATTTTTGCCATTATAAGGCCGATTATGATGGGCTTTCCATTGAGGAGAAATTAAAATCAATTGAAAAGCATCTTGACAGGAATTATCTTCCTCTAAAAAAGGTTCGTGGCATTGAAAATGCGTTTCAGACTGAGGATGGCGAGAAATATCTAAAGGTCATTGTTAATGACAAAGAATGGTTTGCAAGGTATTTTGTATAAATGAATTCGCGATTTGCAAATCGCAAATTTTAAACATATATAATTGATTATGAGTAAGATAGTTGCTATAGGTGATATACATGGCCGTGCAATATGGAGGAAAATAGTTGATGAGAATCCTGATGCGGATAAATTTATTTTTTTAGGGGACTATTTTGATTCCCATGAAAAGAAATATCATCCGGCAAGGCAGATTTTTAATTTCAAAGAGATATTGAAACTCCAAAAAGAATTGGGCGAGGATAGGGTTATATTGCTGTTAGGAAATCATGATTTTCATTATTATGATTATAGAGAAAAATACAGCGGGTATAATCAGGTCACTTACTTTAATGCTCATGAGTTACTGGTAGATGCACTAAAATCAGGAAAAATGAAGATTCTTCACATTGAAGATGGTGTTCTTTATTCACATGCAGGTGTTTCAAAATGGTGGTTTGAAGAACTATGTAACGTGGATACATTAGAAGAAATCAACGGACCTGAGTTCGATACAAGACTTCTTGCTTGGAACTGTCATGTGGGTTACAGTGAAGAGGGGGATACTATTTCAAATTCACCGATATGGATAAGGCCAAATGCATTAAGCAAGAGTAAACTTGAGGGGTACAAACAGGTTGTGGGACATACGGTTGTTTGGGCTGAAAAATTTGATGAATTTATGAAATTAGGCAATGAAGAGGGGATTTATGTTAACGACCTTCTTCCTAATTACTATATAGTGGTGACTGATGGGATTGTCGAGTATAGGAAAATTATGTTTAGAGAAGAAATTGATTTGGAAAAATAATATTTTTTCCATATTTTTGCTCAAAATTAAATGATATGACACAATTGGAGGTTATCAACGAAGCGTTAGGGGAGTTTTCCAATCAATATAATTTAGCGAAAGAAATTGCAGAAAAAGCTGTTTCTATGATTAAATCACATCATAGAAATGGCGTTTTCGACACACAAACAGACTGTCAATTTAAAAAATATATTATTACTATTGAATATTCGGAAGATGATGTGAATTATCGGGACATGATGATAGATATGCGTCCGACATCAGGGACATTTAATGGTGTTAATGATGATACTGTGGGAATTAAATTCTTTATATCAAGAAATGATATATTGAAACAAAGTTATGATAAGTTGGAACAGACAATATATCACATTGCTGTTCATGAGTTGAATCATGGTTATGTGATATTGAATCAGGCGAAATACAATGAGAAGGGCGGTAAAAATTTGGTAAATCCTCTTCCTTTATGGTATAACCAATGCGTTGTTTTTCTTAACGATTATAAGAATAATGATATTGCATACCAATTTGTGCAGGCACTATATGCTTGCCATGAAAAAGAAATGAAGGCTATAATTTCTGAAACAACACCTCATATTGAAAATTATGTTAGGGAGAAAGGGAGTTATGATAGAGATACTTTTATTGAGGCCTTGAAAAGTTCCGAACCATTTCAAAGATATTATACTGCATTATATAAAATTTTGCCTGAAGCAAGAAATAGAACTCATGCTATTTTATTTGTTTTGCAATATTGGGGCTTTGATTTTGATGAAGATGGTTTGGACCGTATGTTTACCTTTATTGAACGAAAATCCAAGATAGCATTGAAATATATTGAGAAAAACGCAATGCTTTATTACCACGAACACATTAAATTAGAAAAAACAGATTGGTTTATAAAATGATGATAGACGGTTTAATATTATTCGGTTGTACAATTTGTTTTGCGCTGATATTGATTGTTCCCATTGTGTTTGGGTCAAAAGATAAAATAAAAAAGAAAACAGGATATGGAATTTTTAGTAGCAGGATTTGAAATTATTGAACAGGAGCCGGGTCTTGAGGGTATGTATAAAGCAGCGGAACTCCCGGGAAGAATATGTTATGGTTCTCAGGATAAGATGGCTCCGGGAACTGCAGAGAAGTTTTGCAATGGATTGATGAAATCTAATCATGGGGCACCACTAGAACATGGTACAGTATATCTTAAAGCGCCACTTGATTATGATTATGTGAATAATATTGATATTGAATATCTTGGTTGTGTCCTTGACAAATATCAACATAATAAATATTCTAAGTGTACATCAGACAATGATTATATGTATGTAACCACCAATCTCCGAGTTCTTTTTGAGAATGGTTGGATGGATGACTTGAAATATTGGTGTGAACCCACTGAGTTTCATGAGAGAAGATATCAGGTAAGGTTTCAAATTGACAGGTTTACAGGTGAAGAGTTCCTACGCCACAGAGTTGCATCGTTCAATAGGGAGAGTACAAGATATGTGCTATTCACAAAAGAGAAGTTTGGTGGTGGTTCTATTAAGTATATCATTCCTGTATGGATGCTTGATAGAATAGATGAAATCAATACTCTTAAGGATTATAGTATAAATGATTTTTGTAGATGCGTAATTGATTTTGAATATGGGGTAGGACCAATGGATGATGTGTGTGCTTGGATGTTTGCATTGAAAGCATGTGAATGGTCGTATTGTACGCTAACAAATCAGTTTGGATGGAAGGCTGAAGAGGCAAGAACTGTTTTACCTTGTGCAATTTCTTCACCTCTTATTAAAACTGCATTTATTAGTGATTGGAAAAATTTCTTCAATTTGAGAGCTCTTGGTACAACAGGAAAACCCCATCCACAGGCTGCAGAATTGGCTGTACCATTGATGGATGAATTCATTAATAGAGGGTATCTCCCTAAGGATTTTGCTGAGAAGAAAGATTAGTTAAAAGGTTTGGCAAATCCAAACCTTTTTTGTATATTTGCGATATGATTAAAAATTTAAGAATATGAAGGAGAATATTTATAACGGCAGTTTATTGGATTCAGAAGCAGATATAATTGCTCATCAAACAAATGCATCCGATGGATTTGGAAGTGGGGTTGCAAGGGCAATTAAGGAAAAGTATCCACGTGTTGCTGAACAATATCATAAGGCGTGTAAGAAAGGTTTAATGAAATTGGGTATGTGCCAAATTGTGAAAACAAACCCCGGAGGTGATGATAACAGATTGGTAGCAAACCTTTGTGGCCAGGAAAAATATGGGTATGATAGAAAACGATATACCAACTATGAGGGAATATATGTTGCGTTGGAAAAATTGAGTGTCTATTGCGCCGAAAACGGAATCAAATCAGTTGCATTTCCTTGGAAGATGAGTTCTGATAGGGGTGGTGCTGATTGGCAGGTAATCTGCAGCATGGTTGAAGCAGTTTTTAAGGATATGGACATTGATATTGAATATTGGAAATTATAAAACGGGATGTGTCTCACGACACATCCCGTTTTTTCGTGTGTAAGTATATAATAAGTAAGTAAAAATGTGTTTTTTAATTTAGCCAATATTTGTTGTCCAATAACCGGTTATAGTAATGTTAGTTCCATTTTTTAAAGAAGATAATTGAGCTGACGTTACGTTTCCGTAAAGATAAATGGACTGGGTGGAAAATGTTTCCCATGAATAATAAATTCTAATATTTTGTGTATATGCACTCCATGAAGGAAAATATATTGTCACACTGGTGTTAGTAAACGTATTTATCAATGCACCACTCAAATTCGATAAAGAATTTAAATCGCTGTATTTTGATGGTAGGTAAGAAGTATTTGTTGAATACTTGATTGGTATCATCATATAATCATTGAGACTATACGGAGGCGTATTTAGCAAGGATATGGTTAGTTTACCAACATTTTTCTGCCATTGTATTGCATTGTAAGGCACAAGTCGCCCATTACTATAGGTTGTTGAAATTTCCGCCCCATAACCACTTTTTATAGCAGCCAAGATTGTTTGTCTTGTTGGACACATATCCAAACTCGGAACATATGATAAAACATTTGCGTTTGTTGTATTGAAAGAAAATGCGCCTGTATTTTCTAATTCTCTTGCGGTAGGAATACCGTTAGTTGCTCCGGTTGCCATATAATATATATTGTTATTTTTATTAATATAAACACTTGTCTTATAACTATTTATAGTTATAAGACAAGTAAACGACAAACTCTGTTCAAATAATTTTCATATTTTTTGTTAGTTTGGCATAATATTTGTATATTTGCAATCGAACATTTTAAATTAAAAAAAATATGAGAAAATTTATTTTGGCATTTATTTCTGCATTTATTGCGATTATTACGTTTGCACAGGAATCAGATACTACGGTTGTGGCGCTTGACGAAATTGTCGTATCTTCATTTTATAGTAGTTCAACAACAGTAAGTTCGGTAGTTGATATTAAAACGCTTACTGAAACCAATTACGGACAGGAACCATCAAATGTTTTTAGTAAGATGCCATCAATTATTTCATTGAATGACAATGGTACAGAATTTGGTTACGGTTACTTTAGAATCAGAGGACTTGACCAAACCCGTATAAATGTATCTCTTGATGGTTGCCCATGGAATGAGGCTGAGGACTATGGTGCTTATTTTGCTAACAGTCCTGACCTTTTGTCTTCGATGCAGACAGTTAGGGTAGAAAAGGGTACTGCTTCATCATATAATGGAATTGCGGGTGTGGCCGGAGGAATCCTTTTGGAATCGGTCAATATTCATAAACCACAGGACTCATATGTTTATTTTGGTGGCGGTAGTTTTAATTCATTTAAGGCAACTGCAGTATATAATATGCTTCCTCAGAATGGATGGGGATTACATGTAAGGGCAGGACATCAGCAGACAGCGGGTTTTAGAGATTTCGGTTTTAATAGTTCACAGGCCTTGACATTGAAAACAGGTTATAAATTCAATGATAAATCGTCTATTGATTTCCTTACAATGAACGGTTATCATAGGAATGGTCAGGGTTGGATAGGAAATACACTTGAGGAACTTGCTGTAAATCCACGTGCGAACGGTAATGTTGAATCCGAAACAGATAATTGGTTCAATATAAAATTTTCAAACAATAACGGATGGGATTGGGAATATATCATTGATGATACTGTCGACATTCTTTCACCTTATGATGGGTACAAGGCAATAAAGAAAGATATTTCTGCGGCTTCGATTGAAGATTGGGCAAGAGAATTAAATACCTATGAGAAATGCAGGAAGCATAATGACAAGATAAGGGAAAACATTGAAAAAACCAATGAATTCCGACGTAAAAAATACATGGAAAAACGAAACAAAGCAGAGAAATTTATTAAAAAATTTAACGATGAATAGTGTTACACATTTGACATGGTTCCTGACTGAGGAAGAAGTTCCTTATGAGGGGCAGCGGGTTCTTTTTACTCGTGACGGCAGTTGGTTCTATTATGGTATTTACTCTGAGGAAAAAGGAAGAAAAGCCTTTTATAATTTTCCCGAACCCGATATTGATTTTATCATTGACGATGTTTGGGCATGGGTTTATGTTGAATATCCGGAAGATTTTGAGAAGTGGAGATAAGAAGGAAAATTGACTTTGGTTCGATGCTGCTTGCATGTGGTTTGTTGTCTCAGGTGATTGTATATATAGTCACTAAGGACAGTTTTTTATCATTTGTAAGTGGTATTGCTGGCATGATATCCGTTGTACAGTGTAGTGAAAAGAAAATGACTTACTACTTTTGGTCTTTTCTACAGATGAGTACATATACGATAATTTGCGTACAGGAGGGTCTTCATGGAAAAATCATTGAAAATCTTTTCTATTTTCTTACAATGATTACCGGTATTTTCATATGGTTGAAAAACCTTGATGATGAAAAACTTGTAAAAACAAAATCATTGGATTTCCATTCAATACTTGGGGTATTTGGAGTTGTAGTCGGATTAACCATCATGGGATGGGCTATTCTTGATAATTTAGGGGATTCACATCCTATGTTTGACAGCATCACTACTGTCTTAGGTATTTTGGCACAGATTTTGATGATGTTAAGATATAAGGAAAATTGGATATTATGGTTTATTCAAGATATAATATGCATTGCAATGTGGGTGTCAATAGAAAATTGGTTCATGGTGGCGCAATATGTGTTTTGGACAATTAACTGTGTTTATGGATTTATACTATGGGGAAAGAAATATTAAATAATAAATGGTTTAGAGGTGCTATACCTGCTTTATTAATACACTCTTGTATTGGGAGTGTATATTGTTGGTCATTATTGAAAGATGAGATTGCAACATCAATAGGCTGTAGCGTTGCTTCAATTGAGATTTGTTTTTCGTTGGCAATTTTCTTTTTAGGTATGTCAGCGGCTTTTGGTGGGAGTTTTGTTGAAAAAAATGTCAAAAAATCTTCACTATTATCAACTATATGTTTTGTATCAGGTCTTGTATTGTCAATTATAGCAATATATTTGAAAAGTAGAATAGGTCTTATATTATCATACGGTTGTCTTATGGGCATTGGCTTGGGTATTGGTTATCTGAGCCCGGTAAAAACATTAATGCTTTGGTTTTCAGAACATAAAGGACTTGCAACAGGAATTGCAATATCGGGGTTTGGCCTATCTAAAGTCATATTTTCCCCGTTCATTGAATGGTGTAATTTCAATATGGGAGTTGAATGGACATTAGGTATAATATCAGGCGTTAGTATAATTCTTATGGGTTTGGCAACGTATTGTATAAAAAAGCCTGATGGGTGGGTGGAACCGGTTGTGAAAACACATTTTAGGGAGACACTAAAAATTTTTAAAAATAAAACATATCGTCAAATATGGTTTGTTTTTTACCTTAATATTACATGTGGTTTAGCATTGATTTCATTTGAAAAAAACATTGGTTTATACTCAGGTCTCACAAATATTGGAATACTTGCCACATTAACAGCATTTTTCAATACGGTAGGAAGATTTGGTTATTCAACAGCATCTGATTTCATGAAAAATAAAGCATGGGTTTATGTTGTAATATTTTTATCTTCTTCATTAACATTGGTATTTGGAACATTTTTACCTCTTGTAATTCCTATGATGTTATGTGTTGTCAATGCAGGATATGGAGGTGGGTTCAGTACACTACCAACACTCATTCAAAGTCATTTTGGGATGAGCAATATTAGTACCTTGCATGGGCTTACATTATCAGCATGGGCTTTTGCTGGATTGTCGGGTAATCAATTATCCAATTTCATTATCAATATAATGGGACTATCCTATAACGCTCTTTTTGTGATATTATTTGTTTTTTACTCAATAGGGTTGTTTTATTCTATCAAAATAAAACAAAAATTTGTTGATTTGGAATAAAATTTGTATTTTTATACAAAAATATAGTTGAGATATGGGAATTAAAAAGCCAATATTCAGAATAATCATCGCAGGAGGAAGGGATTTTAATGATTATAATCTTCTTAAAGAAAAGGTTAATAATCTCATATCCGAGAAACGAAAAACACATCAGATATATATTGTTTCAGGAAAAGCACGTGGGGCCGATTTCCTTGGAGAGAAATATGCCAATGAAAATGGTTTGAACATCATGGAATTTCCTGCAGATTGGGAGAAGCATGGAAAGTCCGCAGGATATAAACGAAATCTTGAAATGGCTGAGAATGCCGATGCACTGATTGCATTTTGGGATGGCGAAAGTCGTGGGACGAAACATATGATTGATATTGCGAAAGAAAAGAATTTACCAACAAGAATTATAAAATATGACGAGAGAAACATTTGAAAAAATATTAGAAAACAAAAGAATTCTTTGGAACGATATAGTAAAAATTGAAGTGTTTAATCCAAATTATAGGAAGACAATATTTGAACGAATACCTAAGACAATTACATTCGAGGGGGCATTGGGATATCATCGTGGTGATAATAGTCTTGATATTTGTACTTATGGTGACGACGGACCAAGTTCAACTAAATTCCTTTATTTTGATTTTGAACAGATTCTTAATATTGAAAAAATTATTTTGTAGTTTGGCATAATTTTTGTATATTTGCAAATAACAAAAGGGAACGATATACGCTTTGATTATGGATAACACTTTTAAAACGTTGAAACCTCTTACTGAGAAACAGGAACATAAATGCGACAAAATTATTTCATTGCTTTTAGAACTTAAAAAAGAAGGAGTTCATCCCATTGTCATTGACAGTGGTGGTGGCTCCGGATTGGAGTTTATCCGTTGTTCGAAATCAGAATTGGCTGATATCGGGGATGAACTGTTAGACACAATGAATGATGAAATTAGAGATTATATATATACACCAAATGGAACTTGGAAGGTAACTGTAGATTATTTAGTACCATGAAACGATTAATTAAATTCATTAAGGAGGATATTCTCCATATTAGGCCAATTTTTATGATAAGAGTCAAGTATTTCTGGTGGTCTACAATGTATTGTTATATCGAATATACAGATAATAATGGATGGAAATGGCATCCTATATTGGGACTTAGAACTGAACTTGAAAGCGGCCTTACGTATAGAACAACAGAAATTAAATCATATCATATTGATTATGTTACCAATGCCTTGGAATCTTTCAACACACTTGATAAATGTTTGAAACATAATGAGGAAATGATGAAGAAGGCAAATGAGAGCCGAAAGGAATTAGACAAGAAATTAGAAAATAGAGCGGCAATCATAAAAAACGGTTATTCAAAAGGGACTTACATAAATTAAGAACAATATGGACAAAATAGCATTTAAGCCTCATGAAACGCGAGGACAGGAAATCATCAAGATTCTTGAAAACATGGGTGGAGTAAATAAGTATAATCTTGACGGGAGTAAAGGTATTATTGCCATTGAAAAGAATTATGGTAATTGTATTGCTAATGATTGGGATATACTTGGCTTGATGAAACTCGGTTATAAAATCTACACTCTTGAGGAATATGAAGATGAACTTTGTGAAAAAACACCATCACCCCCAACTACGGATTTTGTTGAAGAGGAAGTAGGATTAGTTGATAACTTTTCAAGTAGATGGGTTAATGAGTTTAACCTTCCCGATGGCTACCAATTCAAAGACGAGAACGGCAATGTAATCAATGCTCAGAAGATTGTCTTGGAAAAGAAGTCTCCTAAAACTGATGATATTATTAAATGGTTAAGGGAATGTGATATGACTAAATATATAAGTGTTATGTACTCAGGCATGTGTTCCATAACATTTGATACTGAAGGTTTGATTAAAGATTTATGTAAAACATTTAAGAAATAAATCATGACAGTATACTTTAAAGATATTGATAATTTAAGTATAATAGATATTGGCACATTTGGGAAATCCGGTATGGATGTTTCTCCAATGGATATACCACTTAAAGGAGATGCTATTAAAGATGATTTTAATAGATATTGGGAAGTTGTTGAAAGGGAACATTACTGGAATGGTCCAACACATTATATGACATTATGTTTAAAGAGAACTTATTAAAATATGGCAAAATATATAAAAACATATTGTGATAAATGTAGGGCTGAAACAACACATAAAGTCACTACTGAAGATTTTTGGGGGCTTGAAGGTGGTTGGAGAATTTTTGGGGCTATTGCATCATGCGGAGCATCAATAATTAGTTCAGAGTCATATTCGGTTTGTTGTAGTTGCGGTTGTAAAAAAAGCATATGAGAAATTTAATAAAGCAAATATTTGAAAAATGGGGTTGTAAACACGAATGGGAAACAGTAGCAAGAACTGAGTATATCCATTGCTATGTATATCTTTTTGTCTGCAAAAAATGTGGCAAAATGGAAAAGTATAATACTTCTTTTAACAAAAAGCATCTTACCAAAAATCAAATTGAAAGAATTTACGAAATTTTAAACGAAGAATAAATTATGGCAAAGAACATTTTTACAAAATCAGAAAAGTTTAAGCAGGAATATTGTACCACAATCGTGAAGATTGGAGAGGTTAAGGATATTCCGGGATATGATTCAATCGGAGTAACTGTTGTTGAGAACTTTACAATGGTTGTCAGAAAGGACGAATGCCACGAGGGTGATATCCTTTTCTATGCAGCAAACGAATCAGAACTTAACACAGATTTCCTTTCAAAGAACAACCTTTTTGAAATTGGGGAAAGACAACTTAATGTCAACTACGAGGAGGTTGAAAAACTGATGAGCGAGGATAAGAAGGACGAAGCCAAGAGGAAGGTAGGATTCTTCAATAAGTATGGGCGTGTGAAGATGATTCGTCTTGGCGGAGTGCCTTCATTTGGTTTCCTCTTCTCTCAGAGAGCAATGGCACTCGCATTTCCGGGTGTTGAGAAGTTGAATCTTGAGGATTATATTGGGACTGAATTTGATACCGTTGATGGTGTCCTCTTCTCAAAGCCATATGTTCCTCGAATCAAGGAGAGAAAGCACTCAGCAGGAAAGGGAAAGCATTATAAGAGACATAAGAAGACCATTGCCAAGATTGACAGGATTGTCGAGGGACAGTGGCAGTTTCACTACGACACACAGAGCCTTGAGAGGAATGCTTGGAAAATCAAGCCTGAGGATGTCGTTGATATCTCTCTTAAGTTGGACGGAACATCAATAATCTTCGGTAATATTCAGACGAGAACCCCACGTCTCCCAAAGACTCGTTTCAATTTCCTTAATAAGTTAATACTTAAGGCATTCATGTTGATGCCTGATAAGTGGAGAACATGGGATATTGATTGGGAGGATGTCTGCAGTTCACGAAATGTCATTCGTTCAGGAAATGCTTATGTCGAGGCTCCTAAGAGCAGTACTTCAAAGGTTGGTAAGACCGGTGACAATTATCCGACAGGCCTTGATGCAGTTTACCCACAGTGGTATGAGATTCTTAAGGGTAAGGTTGACCATGGAATGATTATCTACGGAGAAATTCTTGGATATGTACCTAATTCAGAAACAGGCATCATTACCCGTGGTGGTAAGGTATATGACTATGGTTGTAAGAAGGGCGAGAACAAGCTCATGATTTATCGTGTGACTGAGTTCAACTCCGCAACCGGTAAGTATGAGGATTTTGAAATCACAGATGTAATTGGATATACCAAGTGGCTGATTGAGACTTACCCTGACCTTGAAGATAAGATTTTCCCTCTGCAGCTGATGTATCATGGCCCTGCAAAGGATATCTACCCCGACCTTTCAACTGAGGAACATTGGCATGAGAACTTTGTTCGCAGGATGAAGACTGACTCGGAGAAGTTCGGTATGGACCTTAAGGAGCCTCTTTGCAAGAATAAGGTTTGGAGAGAAGGACTTGTCATCAGAATTGAAAATGACCCTATTCAGGAGGCGTTCAAGATTAAGAGTGACCTCTATTTTGAACAGGAAAAGAAGGATATGGATAAGGGTGTCATCACGGGGGACATGCTTGAGGGGTATGCTGATGATGAGGAATAAAAAGTAAAACGGATTTTTTCTCATAATGCATCTTATTGTTGTTAATTTGGTACAATTTTTGTATATTTGCAATCGAACATTTTAAATTAAAAATATATGAGGAATACTACAGTTTGGGGCATGTTGTGTCTCGTCATTTCAATCATTGGTCTTGGAGTTCATGCTATCAACTCCATTATGTTTAACAAAAACTGCAGCGGTTACATAAAGCAGGCAGCAGATGCAAATACTGTCGAACTTGCGATGGAACGCCTTGATGTTGCAATCAAATATGCTGAGTCCGAGCATCTGACAGATGGTTATACATCAGTCTTCTATAAGACTGAAAGTGATAATATCGGCTTTTGGTATCAGAATCTTCTTGCATGCCGACAGGAACTCGAATCTTGCATCGAGAGTTCTCAGCTTGAAAAGACAAATGTGCTGTTGAAAGTCAGGGAGAGCCTAACTGATGATAGTGATGATGGTGTCAAGATTACACTACCTAAGGGGATTTCCCGTTATCCGAATAACCTTGCATATGGAATCCTGCTACTATTTTCATTGGCACTTCTTGGTTGGGCTTTTATACTTTTTGGAAGTAGCAGCTATTATTGGTAAAAAATAATTCTTTTAAATATAAAATGACATGGATTTTTTAATTACGCTTTTGTTTGCTGTCCTTTGGGGCTATCTATGCTATCGCATGGCTGAGAAGAGGGGACGTGATACCACGCTTGGAGCAATTCTTGGTGCATTTTTCGGAGTATTTGCAATTATCGGCTATGCCATTGCAGGTAATAAGAAAGTCGAGTAGATGTTTTTGTGAGGAGTCTGTTTGAAAAACAGACTCTTTTTAAAATAAAATAACAATAGACAAACCCCCATTCGATATTTTGAAATGGAGGTTTTTCTTTTTAATGACAGTCCCCACAGTGGGTTTATAAACCATTTTTCTGTCATACCACTCCTGTTCAACAATTCCAATCATCGGCGTGATTTCAAATTCTTTTTTCTTGAACTTGATTCCCACCATATATTCATCCAATATTGGAAATGGCATAATCTTATCCTGTTCAAAACGTTGTGGATAAGAATAAAAATCAGATAATCCAAAGCCATATTCAAAGTGATATGAAATGACTTCCTTTTCCTGAGATAAGGCTGTAAAGGGAATGAATAAAAACAATATGGAAATGATATATTTCACTGATTTTATTTTATAAATAGCCATATAAAACGAAGAAGGGGATATCATCACGACTTTTAATATATGTCTATATAGTAAGTATTATACTGTTGTTCCTTTAAGCAAGTCCGTAGAACAAAATAATTTTCATATTTTTTGTTAGTTTGGCATAATATTTGTATATTTGCGGATGAATAATGAAAAATAGAAATATGATTGATTTTGATTTACTTTCAAAAGCGTTGAGGCTTTTACAGGACAGAGGTTGGTCAGACCTCATTGACAAGAAGTATAAGAATGAGGTTGTTGATACGATAAAGCAGGAGTTTCCTGAAATCAACAAAGAGACAATGGATGAAGTTTTAAATTGTGTTTTGTGGTAAGATATGAGTACATTTGAGATGATTGTGTTCCTTGTTATCTTCGCAGGGATTGTTTTCTTCAGTTCTAGAGACATTGTGAAAAGTGAAGACGAAATTGAGAAAAAGAAAAATGACCGTCGTCAACAACTTGAAGCGGAAAATACTGAATATGATTACGGCCATAATATTAACCATAAGAGAGACGAAGAATAAAATGGATGGACAGCAACGGTGGAACAGATATGTAGGAGCAATTAATTACTGTATTGCTCATGGTTATTATATTCTTTGTGATGACACAAAGACCGGTAACGTAAAAGGAATATGGGTTAGAAGTGATTCTTCCGGAAGAGAAGCATATATTAAACTTAAACCAAGAAAATATAAGCCAATGGAATTGCTGTCGATGATTATTAATACTGTAGGTTATTGAGTTATGATAGAAACATGCATTGATTTTCCTTTTTTCGGGGCTAATTACCCTGATGCCACTTGTATTAACGGCTATCTTTTTGACCTGGATGACTGTGATGATAACGGCAATTTATATTATCCGGGTGAAGATATTCCATGCCCTTGTTGCAATAAAGAGAAATTTATTGAACGTTTTGGCGAAGAAAACTACAATATAGTTATGGAAACCGTTGAATATTGGAGAAATAAACGATAAAAACAAATTTATATGAGTTGGATAATTTATTTGGTATTGGCTGCATTTGGCCTTTATTGGGGCTATAACATGTCAGCCCTCAGTCTTTTCGGAGTTCCGAAGTCCTTGAGCAATACGTTCTATCTTTTCAATGATAGAAAACCGTGGCAAAGATTTCTTTTCCCGGTGATGATGATTGGCATGGCATTCCTGCTTCTTCCCGCATGGCTTGAACTGTCAGCAGCATCTCCGTTCATGTTCACGGCATTTCTTGCTGCAAGTGGCATAATGTTTACAGGAGCAGCTCCAGCATTCAAGAACGGAGGGCTTGAAAGTCGTGTTCATACAGGAAGCGCTATTTTTGCTGCAGTATTTGCTCTCTTGTGGGTGATTCTTGTTGCAAAGTTATGGTGGTTCATCCTCGTGTGGGCGGTATTTGTCTTGTTGATTGCACTGTTGACGAAAACATTGAAAACCTGTTTGGTATATTGGCTTGAAACCATTGCCTTCATGACAACATTCACTGCGGTAATTGCACAGTTTGTTGTTCTTTAAAATAAAGGAAAGGTTAACCTTTCCTTTATTTGTTTTAATGATATATTTTCCCTATATTTGCAACATAAAATAATTAAAATCATGAGTTTATTTTTTAAAAAATATAGAAGATTATCAGGACTTGATGTTTGCAAGGAAATTGAAAAATTCTTTGAAGAATATGATGATGAAATCTATCATCTTTCCGATGAACAGAAACGAGCACTAAGATATTATTGGGGAGACAATACCGGTAATTGGGGAGACATGGGGATGCCTTTCCATGCATATTCTTGGAAACCGGAGAAAATCAAAACAAAACCTATAATGAGACTGACAATGCCATTCTTCTTCATTTGGATGCTTATTACTCTTTTAATCATAAGGCCCGTTCATTGGCTCTTTACCGGAAATTGGTATTTCCATCCTGACCATTGGTTTGAATACAGTGGGAGAAAATGGACCGCAGAATTGTTTGGAGATTAAAAATGATTTACGATAAAAATGATTTCGACCCAAATTATAATGGGTTTTATAAACATGTGGTAAAAGGGCCCGAAAGCCCTCATAGTGGTTATGATGAGTGGCTTAACTCACTATTTGAAGATGGGGGGACCACGCAATTACTATGGAGAAATTCACCGCCAACATATTTCTAATATGCATAATAACAGAAAAATAAGATTCAGGACAAACTTATCCAAATGCACTTTGGCAACCGAGGCACCAATACATCCAAGCGGTTGGGCAAGCACTTTCTCTTGTAACTGCAGAGTACTCTTTAAGTACATAAAAAAAGACGCCCACAACTGGTTCCCCGATAGATATAAAATACTTAATGATAGACCATGTGTAGATTACCGTTTCATACAAAAAGGTAAGGGAATGTATTATTATTAGAAAATTATCCTCCAAAATAAACCTTTTTTAGAATAATTTTCTTCACCTCCCTAATACACTTATTTTTAGAGAGTTATGAATGCCTTTTCTTTAAATATTTGGTATATAATATATTATAATTAAAACGCTGTAAACCAAACATTTACAGCGTTTACGTTTATAACGTGGAAAATAATGGAATAAAGTGGAAGAAAAAGGGCTAAAATCCCACGTGAAAACATTTAATTTTCAAAAAATTCCATTGCCTCATAGTTGTAACGTACATAAGGCTCCTCAATTTCAGGTTGTTCCATGAAATAGTCATACCATGTGGATGTTGGGAAGCCTGTAAGAATAAGTTCCCTGACCCTTTCACAGAATAGCCTTAGATTATCCTCGATGTCGCCACCAAGACATCCATCGAATCCAAGTTCGGTCGCTTCATCTGCATTTGAAATGAACATGCTTGTGAAAAAGCCATGGAGACCGTATCTCCTTGCAAATTCAGTTGCATAACACCAAATGCCGATTATCTCAAAACCACGCAGGAGTTGAACAAGACTGCTGTCAATGACATAACCATTCCAATCCTTGTTATAAAGACCATTGATGTCTCCATGACCAAGGAGAACAATCCTCCGGCCGGTAAATGACTTCAATGCCTTTCGCACTTCACCCTTGGTAGGATTATACAGGACATGAGAATCGGATGAATATGCAGAAGATAAACAATTGGTATCAGCCTTGCTGTCAATGTGTATATATAAAACGTCCTCCATATTCTTATTTGTTCTTATATTTTCTGATATCGTAATGTACAAGATATCTGTTCTTGTATTTTGATTTTTCCTCCTTGGCCAATCTCTTGCTCATGGGTTTGCTGATTACTTTAATTTCAACATCATCAAATATCTCAATGACTTCCCATAAATCATCAGGACTTCCAAATGCTTTTTCCCATAATGGCTTGCTCTTTTCAATGGCATCTTCGATATTGATGAAAAATTTCCCGTCAGCAATGTTCTTCCTAATGGTTTCATCTCCCATGCAATAACGTCCGATTGTGAATGTGGGCTTGTCAATGTCAATTTCCCATCTGTCATCATCATTACGCACCATAATGGATGTACCATAATATCCTTCTTCATCCTGACATTTGTCGTGGCGCAATATGACACCATTGTATTCTACTCTGTAAAATCTCTCCATAATAAATGTTTTTAATCTACTTTACTACAAAAACCATGCCAAAACATCATTTGCTAATTTCAAATAAAATCACTATCTTTACGGAAAATATTGTGTAGATGAGAAATTTAAATGAGGAAATGAGGAATTCAATAAGGTTGGAGTTCTTGTTGTCGGAAAAAGAAAATATGGACCACCTTTATGAATCAAGGGGGTCAATGAGTGATATTGAAAAATATGTCGATGTTTTTGAAAAAAAATTAAGACATAAAACACTTTATGGGTTTAAGTCAAGTAGTTTTATAATAAAAGGAAATCCTTTTAATAAAATTAAAGATTGTTTTTTTAATGAAGTATATTGGGAAATTCAATATAATAAAAAAAATAAAAACACAATTAAAGGAGGATATAATCCAAAATTTTCTGTCATCGGTGATAATGGTAAATTAAATATATTAAAAGGAAAATTCATTTTAGGAGGCAATTGGGAAAATATTGAAAAGAATCTACCGTCAATTGTTGCCCACGAATTACTTCATGCCTATGAGAATTGGAACAGGTTGAAGAATGGTGCTGAGGGACTTCATGACCTGAGCACACGCTTGGGATATTACAAAGCAAATCAGATGAATGCCACAGCAAAAATAGAAAATGATTGGACTGTGGAGGATATAACCAATATCATATATAAGTGCATCGGTTTTGAGGTGAACGCTTTTGTTGCACAACTTAATCAAAGCATTAAGAATAATAGGATGCATCCTATGGATAGCGAAACAGGTATGGGGATATTGAATGAAATTCCGGACTATAAGAATTTCATCATCATGGGGGAAAACCTGAAGGAACTTGATAAGCAAAAGGAATATTTGAAACTGGATATTGAATGGTGTTGGGAGAAGATAAAAGGAGAAAAGAAAAATTATAAACAGATAATGAATTATCTCTTGAAAATGTATGACAAAGCATGGAAGAAAGTAAAGTTCAAGGTAAGCCGTTTCATGAGAAGCCTCTATGAGGAGGGCCCTGCCATTGAACCAACAATGCATGGATATTGCCAAATAATAGAAAAAAGAAATATTGGGGATTATTTGAAATGAATAAATACGGAAGAATGGATGCCCCCAATATGCTCCAACCATCACATATCAAATATGAAGAAATAAAAAGAATGGGAAATTCCGTTTTCTTAAAAAAAACGAGAATGAGAAGCGGGTGGACACCACGATATACAATTGATTGGAAAATGAGGGCGCACAACATCAGAAGAACGTTCTATGACAGGAACAGATTCTACGGAAATAAATACCCAACCGAATTTTTTGAAATCTCCGAAAATCCGGTAATAAAAGGATTATGATATGGCACGATATTTGCGGTAAAACAATTCAAATGATAAAAAGTATGATAACACATGATGATATGACGATGAAAGATTTCTTTGTTTTCTGTAAGAACGCAAAGGAAATAGCCGAGAAATATGATATCAATAACGATAATAATCTGCGAGATTTCTTCCGAAATAATTTTGACTATGAATATGGATATTCCCATAAATTCTATGTTGTTGAAGAGGATAAACTACATACCGTTGATGAACTCATATATGATATCATAATGGAACTTAACCTGCATGGATATAAAACAAAGTTCTCCTGCCAAGGAGACAATAAAGGAACCCACGCCTATATCTCCTTTGATAAACAACTTACATACGAACAGAGAGAAGAACTTTTATACCTCACGACCTTCATGCTGAAGAAAGGACTTGTCGTGAGAGTCGATAGAGGATGGGACAATCCCGATGATGGTATGGTAATAAGATGGGAGAAAAATAATATCTCAGGAACGTATTATGAGAATCCGCTTGTTGGACAATGGGATAGGCTGATTAATAAACTCATGTATGAGGCAGTCTGCCAATTCGTTGAAAAGGAAAGACGAATCAGGGAAACTGTTAATAAATTTAAAAGGTAATCTATGACAACAGATTTTAAAACAAACCCACTATATCTCCAATTGGAAGATAAACTGAAGAAATTATATAAATATAACTTTGAAGGTATGGACGATTTCTTCTATGTCTATCATAAATCAATGACGTTTTTCATTGAATGCTTTGACGAAAACCCCAATACCTTTACCATAACAGGAGGACTTAACAACGTTGAAACGGTTGATGGACCAACATCAGCATATAACGACGAATTCATTTTACCTGATTTCGTAATTGAAGAAGAAAAGGATGTTGATGAATTCATAGAAGAATTTAATTGGATGGTTAAAGGATGCGATGCCGATAAAAGAATAAACAAAATCTATAAGGCCGTGGAGAAACTAAATGACCTTGTCGAAGATAATAATTTCGATAGAGACTTCACATGTGAACTCCTGTATAGATACTTCGATATATAATATTTTTATGGAAATAATTTTAAAATATAAAACTATAGATGGTACTGAATTTTCTGATAAAGAAAATGCATTAATACATGAAAATTTGATTTATGCTGAAGAAAATAAAGTATTGAAAAATGAGTTGAAGAAAAAGAAAAACATCATAAATGAAAGTAGTATCAAGTCTTATAAAGAATCTATCATTAATACAATACCTGAGACATCAGGAATATACATGCTTGTGAACCCCGAAGATGATTATAAAAAATATATAGGAAAAACCGAGAATTTGAGAAATAGATACAAACAATTTCTCGGAAATAATCCATATGCGGGAAGTAAAATTGAAAAAGCAAGAAAGGACGTTGACCCATGGAAATGGAATTATAATATAATGGAGATATGTCCTATAGAACTTCTTGATGAACGAGAAGCATTTTATTGTGATGTGTTTAAAACATTACAAGAAGGGTATAATACAATGACCCCAATAAAAACAACAAAAATCAATGGCAAATATAACAAAGCAGCAAAAAACGCTTATAAATCATATATGAGCAGGGCTAAATCTAACCTTAATAATTATGCCTATTTGAAAAATAAAACATTTGATATAAAACAAGAAGACTTTTGTGAAAAATATCAAAAAGCACAAGATACCTACAATGAAATCTTGGTTGTTAATGATTTAATCTTAAATCTTGATGACAATATTAATAATTATACTGTTGATAATATTGTGTTTATTCCTAATAGGATTGGAATTATCTTTGCAAGAAGGCCAAAACAACAACTTAAAAACGGGTACTATACAGGAACAACTTATAACTCAGAAACAGGTAAATGGAAGTTGAATGTGGAAAGAAATTTTATTGACTCTTTTTTAGAAGGTAAAAAAAATGAATTTGATACTGAAGAAGAAGCTTATAAAGTTTACCTTGATTGTAAAAGAAAACAAATCGTTAAAAGAACTGAAGAATATCGTGGAAAAATGGAAGAACATGTTTATAATATTTTGATAAACCTTACAATAGAACAAGTAGAGAAACTTATAACATATTAATTATCTTACTAAGATTTTAACGAATTATCCGTTTGTGGAAGTTGATTGAAAATAACAAAAGAAACTGTTCTTTGTAATAATTTTCCCCGGATTTTTTCAAAATTTTTTTAATTTTTCCACACATATAGAAATATACACTATATTACATACGCATTTTTAATAAATTGTAAGCATTATCGAGTATTTTGCTTACAATTTTTATTTTTTCTCCATGTAATGTTGTGCTAAATTATAATTTATTTATATGTTTTTGCTTATAGATTGTTAATTAGAATAATTCTAAATGGTGATAAATAGGTACAATGGAGACTATACTTCAGTATTAAGAAACCGTTTTTCTGCTTACTGCCACTATAATATATGAAGGTTAAACAATCATAATGAGAAAAGTATTTTCGAATAATGAGAAAAGTATTTTCGAATAATAGAGATAGCAAAAATCGTGCCATAGTGTATAGAAAAAAATATCAGGAGAGGTTCACACCCGTCCTGATACTGAATGTTAATATAAATAAAAATTAAAATATTCAACAAATGTTGAAATATACTCTTCACCGGCTAATGTCACGTTAACTACCAGTGTTGTTGCCTTGTACTTGCTGCAGGTTATTCCAAGACCATTGTTCAACATCAATTGTATCGCATTTACGGTAGTGCGACCAACCAAGAGTACATCTCTGTGAGTAGACTCGTTGCGAGCGGGAGGATTCGAACCACCGACCGTCGGCTTATGAGACCGCTTAGCTACCACTGCTACACGCCGCAATATATGCAGTCGCTATTTATATCCCGATTTGACTGCAACCACGGTTATATTAAGACAGAAAACAGTGACAGAATTGAACTATCTAAAAACTAAAGTCTAATTAATTTTATTATCCAAAAACTTTGCTGTATGTTTCCTTAATTTTTCTTTTTAAAAATAGGGAGGTGTCATATATGTTGTAGGCTATTCCTATCATTCATCATATATAGCCATCCCTTTATGTTGCAAATATAGTATATAAATATTGATATTATCAAATTTATTTCATTTTAGTTGTGGCGCAGAGATTCGAACTCTGACTGAAGGAACCGCGATACAGGGTAGTTTTGCTCTACTTAACTTCATAAGACCCGTACCAATAGTTTATTACGGAAACCACGCCTTAAAAAATCCTTAGTGCTACCGTTACACCACGCCACAATACCTTAGTGATAGTTGAAGGAATTGAACCTCCATACTTCTCGCAACACCGTTGTCATTGTGTGCACCCTAACGGTCTGTTGCTCAAACGAAGACGAAATAACATTCGCTGCAGTCTCCAATATACTGCAATAAACTAACATAATTTGTAGGAATGGATGGGCTCAAACCACCGTCCTCTTGGCCTTTGATATTATCTCAGCGAAGCCTCTATCAACTGAGTTACATTCCTATATTTATTTAACATTCCATAATGTCTTTCCGTATCCGTGTACTTTGGATAGGTTGTTGGTCCTATTGTCTGCCAAACGCAACTTCCGTATATGGTTTCATATCTTAAGGAGGCAATTTTTCCTATTAGATATGCTTTTTATGTTAAAAATTTGGTGCTCCCAGAAGGTACCGCCCCTTCTTCCCGAAATTAAAAGTTTCGTGCATCACTTTAATGCTTTGAGAGCGAATCCATATATTATATTGAATTTAATAAATCTTTAATATTAGATGGATAACCAAGTTTGATAAAACGTTTTTTCACAGCATTATCACTAATCCCCATTTTTTCACCAACCTTGGTATAATTTTTATATTTTTTCATTAATTGAAACATTAAATTAACATCATATTTTGGTTTTTTTTCTTTTGTTTCTATTTTTAAATTATATTGTTTTATATATTTTTTAATTGTTTTTGGTGTTCTATTAAGTTTTTCACCAATAATATTTAAATCATTTGTTTCATTTAAACATTCTTGTAAAAGTTTTACATCTATATATGTCCGTTTTTTTATTATTCTTTCTTTTTCTTTTATATTGATTTTTTGGTTTTTCCCGCAGTAATTCTCTGTATAAGAATGGCAATTTGGGCAAAGTATTTGAAGATTCTCCAATCTATTATCTTTATTATCTCCATTAATATGGTGTAGTTGAAGATTAATAGGTTTACCCATCCATTCCGTTCCTCCACAACATTCGCATTTACGTTCTTTTAAACCATTATCAAAAAGTTTATTTTTTAATCTAAACGACCCAATGTTACTTCCTTTTTGTAAAAAATAATCAATTTCATGATGAGTTTGATTATTTACATTTTGTCTTTTAAAATGACTTATATCAATATTCTCCTCTTTAATTAGTCTTTTTAAAGTATCATAATTGCCTGTAGTAACAACTATTCCCGCTTTTAAACAAACTTCTCGTAAAGAAAAAGAATCTTTAATTAAATTTATGTAAAATATTTTTCTTTCATTTGTAATCATATTTTTTAGTTTTTCTATATATAAATAGTATATCGAACTAAAAAATACTATATTTTACATTATTAATTTTATAGTGGGTCAGGTAGGAATCGAACCTACTCAGCCTTACGACAACAGATTGTGATTGGAGAGGTGTACGATACCTCGATACTTCCTACCAATTTCCAACCAGCGATTTGTGACAGTTTACTCTGTTATTACAGTCTGTCCCGCCTCTCCAACTGCGGCGCTGACCCAATATAAAACAAAACCCAAACGATTTCCGTAGTCACGTTTGTGAGAGGTTGATAAGTTAAACGCCTTATCCGCTTGAACGTGAGGCCTCTCTATCTATATTCTTGCCCTTTGGCCGTTCTCCATTTTGAACGACTATGTTATGAGGCACCCCAACTTGAGGTTTTGTTTTTGAGCCGAAAGTCAGATTCGAACTGACGAGTCCTTGCGGAGCCTGATTACAAATCAGGTGGAGTCAACCACTGTCCCATTTCGGCATATTGCTTGGAGCACCATCTTATTTTCTTTTTGTACCAGAAGTCTAAAATAAGAAAAACCTCTTCTCGCTCCCAAGGGTGGATTCGAACCACCGACCCACGGTTTAACAGACCGTTGCTCTAAAACCTACTGAGCTACTTGGGAATATTTTGTTTACCGTTTTCTTTTCATTTGCAAATATAGTGATTGTTTTTAACAATACCAAAAATATTTTTATTTTGGTGAGGTTGGATGGAGTTGAACCACCGACGCGGAGCTCTTCAGGCTCCCGCTCTACCACCTGAGCTACAACCTCATTTTGGTATGGTAAGCAGGGCTCAAACCTGCGGCCTCTTGGTCCCAAACCAAGCGCTCTGTCAACTGAGCTATTACCATATATTGTCGGAATGAAGGGACTCGAACCCTTACGCACGGAGGCACGACATCCTAAGTGTCGCATGTCTACCAGTTCCATCACATTCCGTTTTTGAAAGTTTCGCAGATTACTTACAACTGTATTGGAGGAGGCGGTGGGATTCCAACCCACGCGACGGAGTGGTTACCGTCCTAACGGATTTCAAGTCCGTCCCCTTCAAGCACTTGGGTACGCCTCCATTTATTTTAATTTGGGAGAATGATGGGATTTGAACCCATGGCCCTCACAGCCACAATGTGATATTCTACCAACTGAACTACATCCTCTATATATTTTCAAAATACATATATACAAATACCGTGCCAAAATAAAAAATCCTCCAAGTTTTTTATTAAACCGGAGGATAGCATCATGAATATGAGTATAAATCTAAAAATTTACTATTCGTCTAAATCCTCCACTATACGATAATCGAGCCCAAAATTGAGAGATTTGGGATACGAATAATTTGTATGTTGGAGATTTCTCATATTTTTTATTAATGTAGTTTAATTTATTTGTAATAATAAATAGTACGTTAAAATAAAAAGTTATAATAATGTACTCAAAAGAGTACCTATATTAAGTAATTTTTTGTAGCGACAGTCGGACTCGAACCGACACGGCCCCTTCGGGCCACAGGGACTTAAATCCTGCGTGGCTACCATTACACCATGTCGCCGTTATTTGAGCGAGAGACGGGACTCGAACCCGCGAAACCTTCAGTTTGGGAAACTGACGCTCTGCCAACTGAGCTACACTCGCATTAGTGAGACCATTTCAGTAGGATGGGGGTTCCATCACAATTGTTAAGGTAGGTCTCATGAGGACCTGCAGCATCTGTTATCCGCAGGGAAATACGTTAGTCTCCTCACCTATGGTTCGCGGGAATACCATCACCCCAACCATTCTCCTCATTATAGATGGTGCCTCAAGGGAGCACGAATATAAGACAAATATGAAAAAGAACACTTCTATTGGTGGGCCCGCCTTGACTCGAACAAGGATGACAGGATTATGAGTCGTGCATTCTAACCTTTGAATTACAGGCCCGTAATAGTGTACTCAAAAGAGTACTTATATTAACAGGAAACAGTTTAATTGCATCATAATTAATAAACATAATTTTGCTGTGTGTTTCCTTAAACCTTGCCAGGTTGAGTCATATTTTAACTGCTTTGTGTCAGAAAACAAGCCTGATAGATTAAAAGTCCATTGCTAATAATTTGCTGTACGTTTTCTCAGCAGTATTTTTTACGGTCATTGACCTCAGAGTGGATTTCAACCACTGTCCATAAGTTTAGAAAGCTTATAGCTCTAATATAATGTCCCTGAGCGTTACCAAGGTTAAACCGTTTTATGTCATTGCAAATATAATGAAAATATATTATATAACCAAAAATTAATTATAAAAGCATTGAGGTTCCAATTCAAGGAAATCTACACTTTCACTATAGTATCCATTGGATGTGCCAAACCATTTGATATCCACATATCCTTTCACTGTAGCAAGTGTATAGAAAGTCCAAGTATATGAAAAATCTACCCATTTAGATACCGAAGGTGGCTCATCTGAAGATACTCTTTCCTCTGCAATTTGAATAGGTGTATTCAGTAGGCATTCAACATCACCAACAACGTCGTCAACTGAAACCGATTCACAGCAGTCTTGGCTATGAAACATTATATATTTGTATCCATCTGTAGTGATGAATGTGATTTCTTCACTACCGGGTTCAAGACCTCTGATTTCTTTAATAACTTTATCTTTAAGTGTTGAAATATCTACGTTCCTCATATAATAATATTCATTATAATAGGGTACTCAATTGAGTACTTATTTATATCTCTTATCTCTTCCCGATTTACCTTTATTTAAAGCCATATAATTTTCTGTTTTAGCATGACAATTAGGGCAAATCACTTGTAAATTTTCTATTTTATTATTTTTAGAGTTTCCATCTATATGATGAATTTGAAGTATTGTATTTCCTGTTCTTACATTATACCCTTCATATCCACATAATTCACATTTATAATCATTTTTTTCGAATAAAAACTCTCTTATATTTTTAGGGAGGGTTAAATTACCATTGTTGGCATATTCTCCATTAATAAATTGTTCGATACGTTTCTTTTTAAAATGTTCATTTGCACATTTAATTGAACAAAATTTTCTCCCAGTTAAACCTTCAAAACTCTTACCACATTCTTCACATGTAATTTCAATAAAGTGTTTTTTATATTTTGTTTTTCTACATTCTATTGAACAAAACTTTTTGTTTCCATTTATTTCTTTTCCGCAAACTTCGCAATAAGTTATCTTTTTGTCTTTCGAAGTTTTATTTTTTAATGTTTCGCTAATTTTTTTTCTTGTTTCTTCACTTTTAGGACCATTTAATTTGTTATTGTAAGTTGTTGAGCATGAATTACTACAAAATTTTTTTTGTCCTCTTTTTAACTCTTTCCCACATTCTAAACAATAATGTTTTGGGTGTCTTCTTTCTTTATAGATATCTAAATCAAAATTGATTTCTTCTGCAATTTTTTTTATTTTTTTTGAATTAATTGCATTATCAGATAATCCATAATAATCATATATGTCTCCAATTTTTTTAAAACTATCGAAAAGAGCATAAACCTCTACTTGTTTTTCATAAGTACTTATATCAATTTTCATATTCTAATTCTTTTCTATTAATAAATATCTTATTAACGGAAAAAGTATGTTTGGAACCAAAAATATTTAATAAAGTACTACTATGCGGAGGGCAGTGGTCCCGACCCACATGCGTTTTTGGACGCACAATCTGCTTAGCAGGGAGTTCTCAAGCCATCCTGAGTTTACCCTCCGTAAATGAGACTGAATAAAAAGCACGATACTTGAAACCTTTCAATCTCTGAGCCGTGTCAAGCCCTTTGGTTTTTCCATCGCAGCGCCCTCACCTCACGATAGCCCACTGTTCATCTATTCCAAGGAGGCCTCTTGCAGGGCCAATATAGACACATATCAGGCCCTATATTTGCAAAGATAGCAATTTATTTTTTAATAGTCAAATTTTTGATATCGTTTTTAATATATCGATGGTCTTTTTGAAGATTTATTTCCATTGTATCGATACGTTCCTTAATTTCCGAGAGGTGTAAAATGACGCCAATAAGCATCAAATAAATCGATGTACACAGATATTCAATGGGTATGAACAAACTTAATAGGAAAGCAAATATATAAAAGAACCATTTCATATGTTTTTCTATTTGTTATTGATTATCTCTTCTGTAAGTGGTGTAAGAACCGGATATTCTCCTCCTTGAATGAACCATTGGTTATCTTCATATACATATAGATACTGTTCATCCTGATAAGGTTCATCGATGATTTCAGGCTTCACATCATCCCAATAATCATATCTTGCATAAGCATCGGTTCCATTCTCACCAACGCCGCTTGTATCTCCTGCGAGGATAAGGTTAAGTGCTTTTTCATAATCATTATAATGATTCAACAGCATCTTGCCAAGGTGTGATGGATAACTATCATGATGGCAATATATCTGCAGGTATGGTTTGCCAAGCGGCTCTACTGTGTCAAACTTGTTTGCATTGACACGGGACTGCGGAGTAAAATCAGGGTTGTACTTCAGGGTCCCCTCTCTGTCTGATACGGAGAGTTTAATTGCGATGTTTCCTCTTGTGCTCATGTTATGCTACATTATTAAAGTTAATGACAATGTCCTCGTAGATATCGTCGTCACCGTTATTGATGGAAACTGTGATGTTCTTGTTTTCAAAAAGGTAACACCTATTGGTTTTTGATGAATTTGCCCATGAGTCACCTACTTTCCAATCCTCTTCAGTAAGTAGGTTGAAGATAATATCGTTTCTTGTTGATGCCCCCGCAACCACAACGAGTTCATCACCTTTCTTATCTTTCTTTATGATAGCCATCATCTCATCAAATGAACTTATGGCCGGATAACGATTTTCTTTCATATATTATTATGTTTTTATTATACTACAAGAATCATGCTATTATGTACTCAAAAGAGTACTTATTTTATGAATTTCCACATTTCCTTTCTCTTTCTTGGTGGGAGGAAATGGTTTGCGTACTTAAGAGCATTAAGATATTCACCACATTTCTTATTTGCTTCTTTTGCAATGTCTGCGAGTTGTTGAACTGAATCATGGGTTGATTCATTGTATTTCCTTTCAATTTTATATGCACCCTTATAATACTCAACATCAGCCTTTAGGAGTTGGATGCGGAGTATAAGGCTAATAACTACCACGAAAAGGGCGATAGATAATATAAACATTATTGTTGTCATGCTTTTTCCTCCTTATATTTTTTTACTATATTAGTCAATTCAGTTATCTGTTTCTTGTACTGCTTGATTATATTAGGGTTTATATTTTTATAAGCCCCGAGTTGTGATTTCAGTTGGTTAATCTCCTTGTCCTTTGATGAAATGATTGAGGACATACTTGCCATTTCAAGTTCATAGGAGCCAACCTTTCCCGTTAGCATATGAGTGATATGAAATGTCTTGCAGAATTGGAGGAGTTCCTTATATTCAATACATCTTATTGTCTGTGTCTTTCTGTTCGTCAGCACATACTTACCATCTTGTGTAAGGACTATGGATACCTCGCAGGGACTATTCACTGCAAAATGGTCAGACACTCTGATTGTGTTTCCATTTAGGAAATAATACCTTGAGTTTGTTGACTCATTCATATGTCCATTATGGAGTTTGATAAGTCTATCAAGATATTTTTCGATTTTATCTTTCTTTCTCATAAGCACCTACTCATTTGAGTACCTTAAAACAGTACTTTCTTGGTTATATTGACATCAACATATGTTTCCCAATAATTATCCTGAGCCTGATATTGGGTATCATTATCAACTTCCACCTCATATTCATCAGCATGGTTTTCCATGAAAGTCTCGGCATCCCTCTTGCAGCCATTGAATGAAAGCAACGCATTATCCCAAGTCTTATAAAGAATGGTCTCAATCTCAGTTGTGCAATCCTCATGGACCTCACTCACAAGGGCATATACCACATCGTCATACAATGGAGTGGTCGGGAAAAGGTCTGCAAAAATGACATTCCAATCTTCAACAACAAAATCCCTTTCCGCATTCATGACAACATTACGAATGTTGGTTCTGAGGATTGTTGTGTGTGCATCAACAAAGTCAATGAACTTACTCCTTACACTATTAAAAAGTTTGGTGTTATCCGTTCCGTTCTCTATGACACATTCAGCAAGTTCCTTTATCTTGTCAGTTCCTGCTTTTTCGATAATCTTCTTTACACAATTATCAGAAAGTCCGATTATTGCACTTCTGATGGCTCTAATTTTTGCATCTTTCATGTTATTGGTTTTTTAATTGGTTAAAAACATAGTCCTATATTGCAAGGACTATGCCAAACTTATGAATTCTTCTTGAAAATTGCATATATTGTTCTTATTTCCTCAACAGAAAAATCCTTAAGATTATCTGTATATTGTTCATCATCCCTTTCATCGTCAATAGAATAGAGTTCAATTATTGTTTCTCCATCCACTCTTGATGACTCTCTAATGAAGAGGAATCTAAGGTCTGTTAGGGTAGGAGTATTCCAAAGGTTAAGGTGCACGAATGTATTGGCAGGAAACGCCCAAGATGATGTGGCATTGTTTCTCATTGTGTTTGCAATGTCGGCAAGCATTTCGTTCTTGGAAAGACCCTCATATTGTTCAAGGTTTTCCGGATAAAGTTCGAGAAAATCAAGTTCATAATCCCCAATATCCCCACTTTCATCTGTCTCATAGTACATATCGTGGAAAAGTTGGTCAAGACATTTGATATTGAGAATCCTATCAAATTCAACATCACTAATCTCACAATCATTATTAACCAACTTGATTGTTACCTCGCACAAAATCTTATCGTCAAGTTCACAACAAAGTGCAGCTCCATTGTGTATAAATTGTACTGAATATACATTTATTCTTCTGCCATCGTGAATGATACATGGTATATCCTCAGCATCATCATAAGACTTATGGTCAAAAGAAATGACACGATTACCAATCAATCTGTAAAGTGCTTTCGCTTGATATTTAAGATACATAGTTGAAATGTTTTTATTAGTTTACAATTTTCTTATACTGCAAGTTCCGTGCCAAACTTATTCGGTTTTACGACAATATACCGTATAGACAGGTCCTACCCCACCACGATACAAAACCTTATCTTCATCGCTTTCAAGAAACGCATCAATGTCTATATCATCATCGACCATAACCCAACTCTCACCCTCATAAAATTCAAGGATTTCGTCAAGTTCATCACGACCATCAGCAGTACAGATAACGACCTGACAACCATCCCATACATAATCGGAATGGAAATGGGAAAAAAAGATTTCGTTACCATCAAAATCCATCCTATCACAATCTCCTTCCAACCATACCAATAGGTCATATTCATCATCATTGAATTGTTCCTCTGATATGAAGTCGTACTTGAAAAGGAATTCTTTGATTTCGTAATAGTCATTATAGACTGATAAAATCTTATGTTTCATATATTTGTTTTTAATTGGTTTCTACAATTCGATTATACTTCAACAATCGTGCCAAGTCTTTTCTTGTAAGCCTCAAAATGATTACATTTGCAATCCATCATATTATTACAGAATTTCTGCATTTCTTCGAGTGCCACATCAAGGCAATCAATAGCACTTTCATTTACATTGTAATTCTGTGCCATTTCAAGGAGTTCTCTAATATCTGACAGAATGTCATTGCCTTTATCATGGCATTTATCAAACTCATTGTAAGATGTGTCCCCATCTTCTTTGAAGTTCTTGTATTCTTCCCAAGTCATTTTAGATTTTTCCATATTATTCGTTTTTATATTGGTTTACAATTCTACCATACTGCAAAGTCCGTGCCACAAATAAAAAATGAGGGAAATTTATTCTCCCTCATTTGTAATTTCTTTTTCAAGATTGAAAACTTGATTTTCAAGAAGTTCTTCAAGTTCCATCTGAATTTTCTTCCTATAATAGGAAGTATTTGGCAAGCCTTTAGGGTGTTTATCATCAAATATATCTCCCGTTGCAATCGTTATGTTTTCCGGATTTACGATAGCAAAATTGATGATATTCTCCTCATTCAAATATAATACCGCAGTATAATCTTTATAGGAGTGAACATAAACATCAGTTCCATTTACAAATCTCTTCTTCATGTTTTTTATTAAAATAACAATAAAGGGGGAAATAATAAAGAAAAAGGTCGGAGAAAATAACCCCGACCCACGATTAAAACCAAATTAAAAACACTATGCACCCTCACGGGCTTCTTATTACAGATGTAAGATGAATCTCTATTTGGTAGTCGGTAGCGGTAACGCTCCGCTGTCTATGCCGTGAAAGGGCATCGTGCTAACTTCTACACCAACCGACCGCTTTTATCTATTATGAATTATATGATGAAGCGTTCCTCGTGATGGAATACCAAAATATTCCATAGTCTTTTTATATGAACGGCATTCTTCATAAAATTCTTTTATTTTTTCAGCATCATATTTTATTAGAAATGATGTTGCGTGCTTAGCAAGTTTTTTCCGTTTTTCTTCGGGCATATCAAACATATTATCTGATATTGTTCCAATTGCTATATTTTCATAAGAATTGTCAAGAGGGTCATCATTCAAATGTCGAACAACAATACCTTCTTCAAACATTTTTTCACCATATTTTTGATAAGCCTGAAGTTTATGAACTTTTACATTTTTAGGCTTACCATTATCAAATCTTATGCAAAATTTGTAGTATTTTCTATTTGGATTGGAACCTCCTGCCGTTAGTTTGCGTTGCCTACCATTAAACCAAACATTACCAAATTCATCAACTCGATATCCTTTATTATAAGCGGTTAATACTATGCAATTTTCTTGCGTCATAATATGTTATATTTATATTGCAAATATAGGAATTAGTATTTTAATTACCAAATTTACCTATATAAATATATCAATGAATTGATTTATTGTCAAGGGATAAGTACTCATTTGAGTACTTATTTCCCTTATTTTATGCCATTCTTACGACAACCACTCCATTGCCATAGTCTTCCGACATACAACTTTCTCCAATCTTAAGTTTTGCGATTGTCGCACATTCACTATCGGAGAATCCAAGTTCTTTCAAAGCCAATGGACTTGAACAACTTTCAATGGTAACTCCCATGTCCCCATTATATGTATGTGTGTTGAGGACTGCAAAAAGCATTGCGAAGTTGGTATTGATTGTTGCGGTAAGTTCAGTGCGTCTGTTTGGGTAATTGGTGATAACGAAATCATCTGTTACATCATCATCTCCCTCTACCTTGAAATCCTTACCGAAACATTCCTTATACATCCTATAAAGGTCGGGATGCGACTTGTCCCCATGAGGGAATCCAAGATTATCAATGATGGTATATTCGTTGGTATAATCATCTGCATTGCCAAGCCACTGATAGAATACCGCCTTTTCAACTTCATTAAGGCCGAACTTACCCACGAAGTAGTTTGTTGCGTTCTCTGTAATTTCTGACAGGACTTCCATTACATTCCAATCAACGCCTTGAAACAAATCGTATTTGGTTTCGATAATACCAAGAACATAAGTGTCGAGGAGTGTGGTTGTTGGAAGATAATCGTATGAAAGGATACGATTATATACATATTCTTTCTGTTTTTTCTTTGCTTCGTCAACGAAATCATCGTACATTCCCTCAAGATTCTTTTTAAGTGTCTCATAGAATCCATTTCTGTCATGTGCAATGTTCCTCGCACTATCCAAAATCATGGTAATAAATTCATTTGTCATAAGCTTCTTTTATTTGGTTTACAATTATTATTATAGCAACTTTCGTGCCAAAGTGGTTTAATCGAACATTAAAGAAAGAAGATTATCCATATCAAAAGTGCCGTAAAGGAAAGGATTAAACCAATTTCGTTTATTATGGAAATCCCCGTCAAAATCTTCATAGACACAAATTTCAATGTTGTTGTTCTGACTTACCCTTATACCTATAATAGTCTGATAGGTTTCGAGTTGGTTGTCATAAAACTGATGTGCGTTAAGGTCATCATCATCTTCGTTATCAAACCTGACACAACCATATAAAGTGTCTTGGCTTGCCTCTTTGATTATCTGCTTGAAAGCATTGAGTCTTTGTGTTTCCAACAACTTTGCCTGCTCTGAAATATCCTTGAAATTTTTGTAGAGTGCGTTCATGATTTTTATTTGATTGTTTTTATATAGGTACTCTTTCGAGTACCTTTGTTAATTACCATACATACTTGTCAAGTGGTACAATGTTTTCTCTGTTTCTCGGAGAAACATGACCATTCTTTTCAAATCTATATTCTCCGCAAGGAGTAAGGAAATAAAGTGTATGGTAGTTTCTTCCATCGTGGTGGATTGCAACAACCTCAATCCTATTGCCAATTCTCTCAACCTTGTCAATCTCACACGACCTGCCAATGCAAGCATAAATCGCATCCTCGAAACTGTCGAAAACCGCTTGGTCATGCTCAAACCTGCCTCTCCATGTTCCCACACTACCTCAACAAGTACGGAATAGTTCTTGTATTTTGAATACTTGCAGTTGTCAAGCATATCGTCAAAATCCCATTCCTCTTGTCTTGCAACCCAATCATAGTATTTACTATCATCGGTTTCATCGTACTCCAAGTCATTATCAAGGCAATAGTCCTTGTAATCTTCTTCTGTGTAACATCCTCTCTCGAAAAGTGTCTGTCTAAAATTGCTCATATTCTCTGTGTTTTTATTGGTTTACATCCTATCTTATTGCAAGTTCCGTGCCAAAGTCAGTTTTTTCTTAAACTATTCTTCTCCATAAAAATGTCTAAAAACATATTCATATACATAGAGAAGTGCGTTGCCGTCAGTACAATCATCAAGTTCAAAGAATGTTTCTGAATTATTCTTATAAAGTTTGATTACCACCATTCCGCTCTCATAAGTTTCGACCTCAATGTCGGTAATGGTTTCATTGATACCACTCTCACCCCATTCATCAAACATATTCAGAATAAGAGGGCAATCATCATCAGCAATGCTGATTTTTGAAACATTATTTTCCTTGAAACATTCTACAATCTCAAGAACAAGTTCTTGGTGTATTGCACTGAGTTTATCATAGAAATTTACAAACTTTCTCATGTTCTTGGTTTTTAATTGGTTTATATTTTAGTCATAATCCTTATCGAATGTTTCCGGGCTTTCGAAAATATCTTCAAGGTTTTCCATAACCCAATCAATAATTTCAGATTTTGTCCAACTCTGCAATTTTTCTCTTGCGGTCAGTTCAGCAAATTCTTCTTCAGACCATCCGTTTGTTGTACCCTTTGGGATTACCACCCTCAGCATAGGGCAAAACGCCAAATCCTTAGCAATCTTTTCCATATCAAAATTGTTTATATTACATTCCTACATACTGCAACATCTGTGCCAAAGTGTTAAAAAGAAAAGGGGAAATTTTAGCAATCTCCCCAATTCCAACCAATATAAAACACTGTCAACTACGCCCCCTAAAGGAGGGCACTTGGCACTACCTTGTTAGAAAGGTGCCGATTGGCATGTTGACTGATGCCTGCCCGTAAGGATGGTTTCGATACGGGGTGATTGGACCTCCGTCCGATATTAGTTTAAATAACTGTTATCCACTTACAAAACAAGTGGTGCCTTATATAAGGAAAATAGTGTTTAATTAGTAAAAAATAAATAATTAATAAAGGAAATAATGAACTATGAAATGTCGTTGTCATCAATGCGTTTGCTTTTCTGTCGGTTATAAGCCTTTTTGCTTTTCTCCACCTTTGTAGGTGTAAGTCCGACTTCTTCACGCATTATCTTTTTTACCGCCTTTACATAATCGGTTTCAAAATCTCTTTTCTTACTCATTGCCATTCTCTTTTAGCCAATTATCAACTTTTTTCCATTCCTTGTAATTGGCAATCAAGTCGTTCCAATTCTCTCTGCAAATGAGTTCTGAATCTATTGATTTTTCTTCAATCCATTTATTAATATTACTTTCATCCTCATTGTCGAGAATTTCCATAAGTTCTTCAACAAAATGGAGCTGAATGTCAGCAACTTCGTCTGCATCAAGTATTGTATATACAAGGTCAAGGCGAGGCGAATTATCCCCCTCAGTCAACCAAGCAATCATATCCTCAATCCATACGCTATCAGAACCCCACAAGGCGTTAAACGATTCTATGTTTCCATAGCCATTGAATTTGACATAACTATCAGTCCAAGAATACTGACCAAATGATATTGCACGAACAATCTCGGATTTCTCTGTACATTCAAGCATATCTTCAAGACCATCGGAATCATTCTGATAAATCCTGCTTTCGCCATGATTGTCAAGATACTCATTGATAATAGAAATTTGAGTATCATCGCAAAATGCGTACTCCAAGATATAAAGGAGAAAGTCATTTTTTAATGTTTCCATTGTTTTTGTTTTATAACTCAATTATATTGCAAAGTCCGTGCCAAACTATTATTCCTTTACTAAATACACATCAATATATGAAGGGCTGCGGTCGTAAAGGTCGTTATCTTCATCACTATCTGCGTCAAGGTCGTCCAAGTCCGATATGTCCCAATCGTAATCTCTTACCACTGCATATCTCGTGTTATTGATATCAACGAATCCTGCATCGCAACATTTAAGATAATGTTCGGTATGCTCTTCATAGTCGGCTACATTGAAACAACCCCTCCCCTGTAACATTTCCTCAACGACATATTCATCAGTCTTATCATAAAGTTTTTGAATATCTTCAAGATTGGAATAATAACCAAGATGCTTATAAATCTTTTCCATAGTATTCTGTATTTGTTTACATTCCTATATATTGCAAAGTTCGTACCAAACTAATCTTCAAGTGTTTCAATTTCAGCAACTATATCAACAAAATTTTTGTTTACATAGTAATCTCCGTCAAAACAATCTACTTTTTCTTTTGCATCTTCAATATTGTCTGCAACTACATCAATAAATCCATATTCAACATTACGAACGGGAATTCTATATTTTGGCATAGTTTAGTCCTCCATTTCTTTAAGTTCATAGACATCTATATATGCAGGGTTTTGGTCATACCAATCGTTATCGGCATCACTATCTGCATCAAGTTTGAAAAGTTCCTCGGGTATCCAATCAATATCTTTTATGACTGCATACTCCTTACCATTCACTTTTACAAAAGTTGGGAAATAACAAGCGAGAGAATTCTCATCAAGTTCGCAATCATCTGTTTCATGGAAACATCCATTACCTTTCAGCATATCCTCAACAATATAATCGGATAGTTTATCGCAAAGGCGAAGAATGTCATTAAGGTCGGAGTAATAACCCAAGTGTGTGTAAATTTTCTTACTCATAGTTTTATTGGTTTTTAAGGTCTTTTCCAAGCGGGCAATTTTCACAATTTACCTTATCATGGTCACAAACCGCACAAGGCTTGATAAGTCTGCCACACTTCTTGCATCGCTGATACCTCATTTCCATTATGAACTCGTTTTCATGTTCGCAATGCTGACAACATTCATAAACGAAATCCTCCGGCGTGGGTGTTTGGTCATAATCAAGTTCTTGATGTTCATCATAGACTTCTTCAAGAATACCACTCTGCCAAAGCATATCACGAACTGCGTTGAAATCATCGCATAGTTCTTCGGTAGTTCCCCACTTATAAAAATTACCACATTCATCGTGGTCAATATGGTCGGGAGTTGTGTAGATTGTGGTACTTCCATCGGGTATATAGTCAGTCCAAAATCTTTCAATGGTCACATTCTTATAATACTCCTTTGGGTAATCATTCCAAGATGCACTTTCGAGAAACATCTTAATGGTTTCCTCTTGGAATGCAGTTCTTTTCTTTTTTGCCATATCTGTGTTTTTAAATTGATTTCTATTCTATGTTATTGCAATTACTATGCCAAAGTAATAAAAAAGGAGTGCAAATCCGTAGAAAACTTACACTCCCAACCAATTAAACACAGAATGATGAATAACTTTCTAAAATAAGTGATGGACTGCCAAGCGGTGTACCTCGTAAAATCCCGAAACGATTATAAGTACATAGCCGTAGTGGACTAACCACTTGGAGATTGGTGCTATGATGAATTGTCATGGCAGACCATCAAATATCCCATCCTTTTGATTTGTCAATTAAATTCGGCAACAACCCTATAAACAAAAGTCTGTCTCTTATCAACAAATTCGGTTTGCTGTTTGCCTATTGCCCGCATTGGCTTTATCCAACATATCCAAAGGGGGTAAATAGGACTCCTACTCACTATCAATAATAAATAATATCGTGCATTAGTTGGAGTATAGGGTGCAATTCCCTACCACATCACAATATTACTTTTAATCATCCATAAGCGGATGTTTTGTTTCTTTTCCGTTCTTGTCATACCACTGCAAAAATGGGACACTGATTGGAGTTTTCAAATATATCTTGGTAAACTCAACCTTTGAATTTCTCAATATGAGTTTTGTCCTTAAAGCCGTAAGTCCATAGTTACCGAATTTCCTTTCAGTAAACTTCTCAATGCACTTCCACTTCCCATCAACCTTTGCCCAACCTTGAACACCGATTGTCATGTGTGGCTCGTTAATCCTCAACATAGTTTCTTGTTTTAATTGGTTTACAATTTAACTACACTGCAAATACCATGCCAAACTTATTATTCCAAGACGGAAACTTCATGAATTTTATAATGTGTGTAAAGATTGATGTTCTTTTTGTGTTGGAGCACCACATCATCGCCATATTTTCTAAAAACTTGATAATTCATATCATCCTGCCATTCATCTTCTCCATCTTCCTCATTAGGCTCTCTTGTATCTTCTTCAATACATTTCTCCATTTCAGCACGGAGTTTTTCAATATCTTCTGATACTGCGATGGTACAAGCATAAGGGACATTATCATCCACTCCCTCATAACAATAAGTAAGTGCAAACATTTTCTTTTCCATAGTATTGTATGTCATTTATTGGTTTCTTACTGATATTACTGCAAATAGTATGCCATAATGTACTCTTTTGAGTACCTTTATTCATCTTCTTCGATAAAGATAACTGCAACGGCACAGATTGTTACACCATCATCATTGTCAAAGATTACATCCACATCGTAAGAGCCATCGCCAAATCCACTTTCAGAAATAATGCAAGAGTTGTCATAGATTCCAAACTTACCCTCCATGTCGATTACTACCCTCTCATACCAATCATCATCAAGGACTTCGTTATAGTGGTGGTCATAATGATACTCATTGTCAAATATGCCCATTGTTCCACTATCAACACCAAGATAGAAATCACAAGGTTCCCACTCCTTAGTGTTAGCCCCATTATCGTCATCTTCGTGGATGGCAATGAGTTTTGCAACCCTCATTCCCCATTCTTCTTCATCGGACATTACCACATAGGCATTATATTTTCCATTTTTAGCACCGAATCGCTCAAAAGACTGAAAGTGTGCATAACAAGGGTCTCCCACCGCAATCATGCCATCATGGACTTCAAATGAGCCAACTGCTATTGTAGTTCTGTTTTTCATTTCTTGTCTGTATTGGTTTAATCGGTTATGCTTATTTTATTGCAAAGACTATACCAAAGTTGTCTTGATACACAACTATTTTTAATAAATCATTCCGTCCCCCGTCTCGTTTATTACTTTTTCAGCCCATTCAAGCACATCTTCAATTATGAAATTAGCACATTTCAAAAATTCCCCGCAAGAAAAATCTTTATCGTAATCGTACTTGGATGCGTTTTCTCCTTTTGGTTTCCACATGAAATCCAAATTTGGAGTATCCCCATAAAGACCATCGGCAATAAGCACACAAATACAATCTGAATTTCTATGCTCATATACTGCATAATGTCTCGCATTACCCCCAATTTGAAATGTGAACACATATCCCTGCTCACGGCAGTTTTCATATCTGCCTATGGCAGTTCTATAATATATTGGAGTTTCATCCTTTTCTTTTCTTTTTCTATTCAATGACCAAAAGAAATCATTGAACTGAAAAACCCTTGCTTGGAGACAAGCGAGGACTGCCCTTGCCTGCCAATTCGCCCCATCTGCTAAATAATTTTCAATGTTCATCATATCTCCATTGTTTTTGGTTATGCTTATCTTATTGCAAAGACTATGCCAAACTTTCAAGTGAACGATTATAATGCTTAACATCGTTCATAATCATGTTCAATGCCATTGCAGGGTTTCTCCACGCATCATTGTCAAGAATAACTCCATTATTAGCCTTTGCTATAATTTCATCAATTTCATCACGAAGATTTTCAAGCCCCTCAATAAAATCACTAACTTTGAACTCCTCATAACTCTGTGTTGGCATGGCATATCCAAGTCGGTCAGCATTACCCTTATCGTGGTCGTGAATGTGTTTCAAGATGTAGAACGCATCGCACTCATAAACTACTGATTGAAACAAGAATCCATTTTCCTCACTACCCATCTTAAGCACATTGTCCTCCTCATAAAAGATGGAAATAACTTCTTGGTCATAGGCTCTTATTGGTTTGGAAAATGTATATGCTCTTGCAGTGCCATCGTTATAAACAACACCCACATCGTTAAGGAAATTTTTTAATGCTTTAATTGCACTCATATCGTTTGATTTTATAAGTTTACAATTCAGTCTATTGCAAAGACCATGCCAAAAGAAATAAAAATAACGGGTTTTTCAATACCACCCGAAAGATACCCTCTTGACCCATAGGGATTGGGGAAAAGGCTACTTTTCAATATCGCTACCACTCCTTTACTGCGTGGTTTGCGGGCATCTGACTCATTTAACCCCCGTCGGGAGACTGCCCCGTGGAAAGTATGGGGGAATACCACTCCCCCATACTTTATTCTACCTCATAAAGATAGATAGATTCTTCTCTGATATGAAAATTGTTGTTATCTTCTGCAACCTCCCACTTAACTTCTACCCTACAATCCTCTTTGTGTGTCCCTTTCAAAGACCATAGATGCGTTTCATAGGAATATACATATTTGGTAGATGGTTTCAGTGTTTCATCATATTTAATTTCATCACAATCCCCACCAAACCATGTCATTAACCAATCGGGAAACTCATGCGGATTATCGGGAGTTTCAACAAGTCCCGTTCCCTCGGTGCATCCCATTCTCGTAAGAGCATCAATGATGTCAAGTGCTTTCATATCTGTATTGGTTTAATTGGTTTATACTTACTCTTATTGCAAAGTCCGTGCCAAACTAATCTTCCATTTCTTTTAATGTGGTTGATAATAATGTTCCGATTGCCAAACTAAAGAATATAATAATAGCAAGCATTAACAATATGAATACACTAAAAGAAATAATGCCCAAATATCCTCCATAAATGGTAATCGTATCACTGATTTGTAGTGTTCCCTCAGTCCAAGTCATAATTATTATTCGTTTGATTTTGTGTTGTTATTAATAATGCCATCAATGATATCCCTAACGGTTTTAACGCCATTCTTGAATCCTCTTGCATATTCAGTCTTTTCAGAAAGATATGACATATCGCTATCGACATATTCTTTCAGTTCAGATAAAATCTTTTCGTATTGTTCCTTTTCCATATATTATATGTTTAAACCACAAACCTCAGCATAGTATTAACAATAATCATGCCATAATGTACTCATTTGAGTACTTACATTGAAAAAATGTGGGATATTTCACAACATCCCACACCAAAACATGAAAACAACATCAAACAAGCAACATTGGTCAAGGCGGGAGGGATTCGAACCCTCGTGGTAGGCCCTTCAGTCACTACGGCTTAGTCTCATCAACTTTCCCGCTTCGCCCCTTGCATACCGCCCGATATTTGCCCGTTTTCGGGCTATTTTAGACACTTTCTCCTTGATTTAGAACGAGAGTACCATTCCACTTTTAAAAGGCTGAAAAACGCCCTCTCTTTCCTCATAACGGAAAACTCTTTGCCTTGTGACTATTGACCCTCTAATGTTGAGTGCATTAAGGACACAATTAAGTCTTGACTTCGTTACATTGGACTGAAAACCGCCATCGAAAAGTTTTACCCGTTTCTTTGTGTAGTCAATGGTTGCAATAAGGTTTCCGTGCAGGACAACATATCCTTTAGTTGCTTTTTCATTGAACACAACGCTTGTGTTATTGCACCCCACATTTCGTTTACCTCTGATTGCTGATGTTACATCATATTCTACCTGTCTCATATCTGATACTTTTAATTGTTTACAATTCTCCTATACTGCAACTTCCGTGCCAAAGTGGTTAGACTTCATCCACAAAATACCAACTTTCCACACAATATCCGTATTCATCGGACAACCAATCAGAAATATCTTCTTCTGCTACGCTCGTTGGCACCCATACCCTATGCGGCACACCCTCATTAACATATGTTTCAAACCCACTATCGGAAACATCCCATTTCACATAGACCTCTCTTGCATCTTCCTCACCATCATCCCCTTTCGTTGCATCAGCATAACCCCTTTCGTAAAAATACTTTGCAAGGTCACGGCTGTCTCCCATCGGATTTTCTCTCATAAAATCCTCCAACATCGTTTCAAGTTCGTGGTTTTCAAGTGTCTTTGTCATATCTTATTTGGTTTAATTGGTTTCACATCTTACATATACTGCAAAGTCCGTGCCAAATAGGTACTCGTTTGAGTACCGATACTAAGCAATAAAATTATTATCATACACTTCCTTTCGTTTTGAATTGGCGAGAATTATTCTCTCTTTAATGCTCTTCCACTGAGATAAAAACTCTTCAAGCCTATCATTCCTATAAAAGAATGTGTTTTTAAATCCATAAGGCCTGCCTTGACAACTACCTTGTGAATAGACCGCAGTTTCAGTGGACGAAAGATACAATTCATATCCTACTGAATGGCTACCTGTACAAAGGTATGCTTTTCCATCTTCAATTATAAGATGAATTTTATAGTAAGGATTATGTCTACACCCAAATTCTCCACTGAGGTTTGGGCAATTCTCCTCAATCCAATGGCAAATCTTGTGAAAATTAGCGATGAGGGTTTTGTTAGTCCTTTCCAAAAGGAGTAACTCATGGCCAAATCTTGGATGCGGTCTACCATCCATAGACATATTTGGATGACCCATTTCATTGATATTGTGATATTCAAACTCTCTCATATTTCTTTGTTTTAATTGGTTTACATCTATTCTTATTGCAAATCCCATGCCAAAACGAGAGAATTATCCCTCAATAAGAGGGATTTTCTGCTCGTCATTATAATTCTCCATGATATATTTCAGCATTTTCTGCCTATTACTACCGTCCAACTCCCCATAGAATTTCATTACAAACCCATAGGAGTCAGTCCTTTCGCAAGCATTAAGCCACTTGCTGCGGAGATGCACAATCATGTGGAAATCAAATGCCTTGAAAAAGTCGGGCAGATAATCATATTTGTTTGTTCCGTCAATGGAATGATATTCAATCCTAATGCAAGGATAGTTCATTGCATAGAAGAAAAACTTGTTGATTGCTACGATTGATGTGTTAAGTGTCTGTACCATAGTTGTGTTGTTTAATTGATTCACTTTACCTTATGCAAAGTCCGTGCCAAAACATCATTAACGAGGTCGATAATTTCATCAGAAAAGTCCTCCCAACAATACGCATCCTGCTCGTTCATAAGATGAAATTCAATCGTTCCGTCCCCAAAGAAAAGCACTTCATCAATAAAATCATCTTCACATGGGATTTTTTCAATGAGTTCAATAACTTCACATTGATATTCAGCATATACTTCATTAGTCTTGGAATTGAAGAAAGGCAAATTATCAAAATCAAAGTCAATGTGGAGAATTTCGGACACCAATCTCCTTAATCTACATTCTCTTCCAAACATATACTTGTATAAGTCCATATTCCTATAAGTTTATATCTTTCATATTGCAAACTCCATGCCATTATTAAATAAAAGTGGGGGAAAATTTCACAACTTTCTCCCACCAACCAAAACAACCATGACAAACTACGAATAAATCTTATTAGTCAGTTTCTTATGGCAACCATGACAAACCATCTGCAAGTTACTTAATGTCGTTCTTCCACCTGCTGACCATTCTACAATGTGGTCGCCCTGCATATTTTCAAACTCGAAATGTTCTCCGCAAATTGGACAAACACCTTTCTGTTGTTCATAAGCCGTTCGCTTGTCCTTTTCTGAAAATACTCTTACAGATAAACATTTCTCTTTCTCTCCTCTTGATAGCACATATTCATATACACCTTTCTTTGCGGTAACATCTTCATCTGCCATAAGCCGATTTATCTCCCTCTCCATTTCCTCAATGTCATAACTTTCATTGCCATACTCAGCATAAAGCCTGCCCCATTCAAGACCTTTCATTTCTTTTCGGTAAATCGGGAATGTGCATTTTACCCATTCGATTACCTTGCTGAAATGCAACCAAAGTTCGTTGGCGTTTGAATCGTGCTGATGTTCAGCCATATATCCTGCGATATTATCCTTTCCACCGGAAATCCAAGATAATGCAAGTTCAAGAATTTCCTGCCTAATTGCAGTTCCCTTGATATAGTCCTTGCCAATCTTCTCAGCATTGCAAGCCGTTTTAGAGAAAAGTCGCTTTGCGTGTGATAACCAAGCACCCGTGTAATTGATGTTAAGGAGTTCTTGGTCAGTCAGTTTCTCCCCTGCGATATTGATTGTCCTAAACCAATCAAGTCGTTCCTTGTCGTTGCCCTCACAGATATAAACCATTACCTTATAGTTCATAATCTGCTCCTGCTCATAGTCAGTAAGATTACCGAAATACCTTTCGTTAATTGAGAAATCTCCATTCACATACTGACAGAATGAAATTGTCCTCTGTTGCCCGTCAAGCACTTCATATGTCCCATCCTCGTTCTTTGCCCAATACATTACATTGAGAGGGAATCCACGCATAATCGTGTCAATGACTGCATCCCTCTGTTTGTCCTTATATACAAACTCTCTCTGATAAGGCGGACGGATGTTGAGGTTTCCACCATAGCCGACAACACCATCATCGTTGTTGTCCTTATAGTCAAGTGCGATTGCCGAAATAGGAATCTGTTTTAGTTCGATTTTCATGGTTATTTCCTTTTATGTTTCAGTTCTATCTTACTGCAAAGTCTGTGCCAAACCTATTTCAGTTCAGAAATAAGTTTGTCAATGTATTCATTATTCACAGGATATTTCAGTTCGTACCTACCAAGCCAATTCGACACATAGTATTTGATTTCATAATTACCCATCCTCGTTTTGGATTTTGGCAAATTCATTATGTAGTCATAGCACTCAATGCCACTCTTATCTTTTAATTTCTTTTTAAGCATTTCGGCATTATGCTCCCATATATAGTATTCAGCCGCCCATATCTTACCACTTATCTCGCTGAATTTCATAATGCACATAAACTTGCCAACCCTCTCAATAACCTGCATCTTAACAACCTTGTCAATGAGTGAAAAAATTTCTTCTTTCAACCCATCTTCTGCGATTGCAAGTCTGTTTCTTAATGTATTGATAACTTCGATTTTATCACTAATCATCGTGCAAAGTTTTTAAGGATTTGACTAAAACCATCGTACTGAACACCAAGTGTTTCCATTGGAGTACCACAACACTTCTCATACTCCTCTCCACTGCCACATGAACATATATCTATGCCATAGTGATTTACGCAATGATTGCAACACCAAGTATTCTCCTTTTGTTTCTTTATACCCTTAAGGCTTATTCCAAACTTCTTAAGGTTTTTTCTCTTGCAGGAATTTGATGTGCCGTCAGTGAAAAACAATGTGATTGCCCCACAACTGCAAACTGAATAGTATTCGATTTGTTTGTTCATATCAATGTTGATTGGTTACATTACAACATGATGCAAAGTCCATGCCAAACCCATTAAACCTTAAAAGATTCTTAAGTGTCTAATATACTCAGTTTGAAATAATCAAATTTCGTAAAGGAGACGATGATAAGGATTTATCTATCAATGGAAAATGTCCGTATTTTAGAATTCTTATTAGGAAAAAATTATCTTCTGCGAATTAAAATTCTTGCATAAGTTTCTTTCCCATTTATATGGAAACGATGTCCATAACGAGGATTATCCTCAACATATCTATCAAGCCCAATTATTTCAAACTGAGTAGGGCAATATTTGTCAAGGAATGTGATTGGAACACCAATAACTCCGTCATAGTCCATAGGAATTTCAGATGTCGTACTATCAATCGCATTATAATTATCGTACTTAGGATAGTCCTCTTTTGAGTACCTACGATACAAATCAAGTGGAGTATTTCTTTTTGTATGGGGAATGTTAGTAAACCAACAAGCATTATTCACTTGTCCAATCCTAACACCATTTTCAACAGAAACAAATTTACCCTCATAACTTTCGGGAACAATAAATGTAAACTTACCACCAATACCTTTACTTGCCCCCAACCAAAGTTCGTTGTTCTTGATATAAGGGAAAATCTCTTTATAGGTTACAGCATTGCCATTACCTATAATAATGAATTTCTTTCCATACTCCATAAGTTGAGCAACATACTCACGGAATAGACTGAATGGCGGATTTGTAACAACAACATCAGATTCTTTAAGGAACTCGATACACTCTGCTGAACGGAAGTCTCCGTTGCCCTCAAGTTCTCTTACGATAATCTCTGAATCTTCAACGATTCTATTGCCATTCTTGTCTCCCTCATAGATAAGGACAACACCCTTTCCACTTTCCTTATAACCTGTGGTAATGAGTTTCTTCAGTCCAAGATGTTCAAAGTTAAGGGAGAAATACTTGAAGAAATTGGATTCCCTTGCATCATCGCAGTTGCAATACACAACCTTTCCTCTAAAGAAATCCTTATAATGTCTCATTTCTTTCTCAATGTCAGTAAGTTGAGTATAGAATTCATCATTTTTCGCTTTCTTTGCTGAATGAAGATTTGTGTTTTTGCTTGCCATAGTGATGTTTGTTTTAGTTATTCAGTTGTTATATATGCAATAAATATGCCAAAGTCGTTTCTGAAAGGTACTCTTTCGAGTACCTTATTCATTTTTATCCGGGGTAAGAATTGAATATATCTTCTCGAATATCTGCGGGAGGATAACCTCATTGATTTCCTTGTATCGTGCCTCTCTTTCGGGATAGTCAATCTTGAGATAGTCGCACAGAGTGGTGATTCCCGCTCCACCTCTATGGAGAATTCCTGCAACCTCTTTAAACTTGTAGAACTGCTTGAACAATTCTGTCAACTGCCAACCCTCTTCTTCTGAGAATGTCGTTTCAGCAAACATAGGTGCATTGTAGATGTTGTGGATATAGTCGGTCTCAACAAACTTATTTTTGTCAATGTCCCACACTTTCTGCACCCCCATGAAACTGCTATCAATGTGTGTGTGCGTTTCAATGTCACCCCTCTTGTATGACTGCACATATCCAAAGCCCCAATACCAACCACAATCCCATGATGCCTTAACAAGATAAAGATTCATATCATCATTATCCTTACCAAGCAACCAAACCTCTTTGCCAAGTTTGGTGGTCTGCATTTTTGCCATTGTGTTTTTTGTTGTCTCCATATCGTGTCGGTATTTGATTGTACTTTACTATACTGCAAAGACTATGCCAAAGTATTAAAAAACCCTGCCCTCCGCTCCTTTGAGTTACTTTACACGGACTTAATTACGGTCAACCGCTTATTCTACCTCTGCATATGCTTCTCAGGGCAGGGATATTTACTTTAAAGATATTCCTCTATCTCAGCAAGGTCATACTCATTGTCAATAGGACAGCCATATTCATCGACAATAATTTTATCATAGTTGGCAAGGTGCGTTTCAGCAACTGCCATATCATATTCACTCCACCATGTTTCAAACTCAGTCGTTGTCTTGAAACGGATACCATTGTCGGTTGTTCTCGTATGTGTCATAACAAATGTTTTTATTGATTTACATCTTATCTTATTGCAAAGACTATGCCAAACCCTCAAGGTCAGATATAAAAATTATTTCTTTATGCTCCTCATCTTTGGTATAACCGCAAGATATTACACCAAAATCGTTGACCCTATATCCAATCTGCAAGATACTGATATGCTTTTTTCCTCTTGCGGACTTGAAAGACTTATATTCAATTAACTTTGTGCCGTTGCCATAATCCTTAACCCAACTGAATTTCCAATAGAGTTTTCCGTGCCTTAACACATTACGAATGTCATTCAGTTTCATTAACCCACCTTTCTCGTAGATATGAATAGAACCATAACAATCGCTACCGTCCTGTTTTGTTACCTTTTCTTCTATAAGACTATATCCCATTGTTTTCATAAGGTAATCACATCGCAGGTGGTCATGTTTCCAATCTCCATATTCAATTTCGACATAAACACCATTTTCCCACTCATATACATCGCAAGAAATTAAATCATCGGAAAGTGTTTTCTGAATGTCTTGAATATTCATATTTTTGCTATTTAAGTTCATTTCTATTATATGCAAAGACTATGCCACTTTTATCAGTTCATCAGCAAACACCTCGGATTCTCCATATTCATCCGAAATAAGGAACATTTCATCGTTCAATACTCCAATAATTTTATACACTCTTTCTTTCTGACTTTCTCTTTCGTTGAAATCAAAGTCATCAAGTCCCGAGTCCTCCCACTTAACTTTATCCCCAATTCTAAAGCCATTGGCAAATGTCATCCACGATAAATCGTCATAACAATTAAACCAAGACCAAAGGTTGTCGATAGTGTCATATTCTTTAAGTATCCTTTCAAAGTCCTTTACACCATTTTCCTCAGCAAGTTCGCAGATATATTCCACAAAACTATCAAAGAAAACTGATACCTTATGAGAATCAAAGCCAAAACTATTCTCATAATCGTGAATAAATATTGAATTTAACACAATGTCCTTACGGAGTGTTAGAAGTTCATCCTTTGTTAGATTTTCAAAATTCTTATTCATGTTATCTTGTTTTAAATTGTTTACATCTTCATTTATAACAAAATCCGTGCCATATTTCACAACATAACACGGAAAACTCAACATATAGACAACTAACCTAAATTCTTTGGGGGGGTTTGGTGGTTTCGCTCCAACTTAACATATCAATGACAAACCCCTTGTTATATTAAAATGCTCAATCAATAAAATAATCTATGTCTAACTTGGTGATGCTCTTGTTCCCATAGGCAGGGCGCATTAAAAGGTTCCTAATTAAGTTTCAAAAATCCAGAATATAATAAATTGCGTATGCCCTTTATGGTCGGTCTCTTGTGTTCATATCACGAACAAATTGCGATATACTCTAAAACGGCTAACCCTCTAAAACCTATATATCTCGGTTGGTTTATTTCGTAAATTTTCTAATAATCAAGTTTTCAATTTAATCTCTTATCGGTGCATTGGTGTACCCTCCATCCGTTAAAAGGTTATACTTTCTTTTTGATTTATTTTATTGCAAGTTCCGTGCCAAACTTGTCAGAGTTCTGCAATCATTTCCTGCTTGCACTCATTTATCCAAAGGCTTGATAGGTTTGCAAGTGGATTTGATGATGACTGCATAAGCCTTTTTGTTATAAGGTCATCCCTAAATCGGTCTTTTAACCTCTTAACTGCATCATCGGCTTTTATATTTGCATCATTGAACAGCACAAGAATATCATTCAATATCTTGTTTTTCCACTCCAACTTAAAAATCCTTTCAGCAAGCCACTCAAAATGATGAAGATAGTTCTCCTCCAAGTTGCTCTTATAGGTTTTAAGTTGTGCATTGTTCTTTGCAATCAACTTTTCAATGTATTCCTTTGTTACCATACCTCATTTAGTTATTTGGTTTCACGATATTTTATTGCAAACTCCGTGCCAAACTCTAAATCCACGACCACAATGTTTCAAATACTCGGTCAAGCACGACATAACCATCAACATTGTTCATATAGAGTTTTCCCTCCGCAAACTCCTCCACAAACCAAGTTTCTTCATCATTAAGATACCTGTCCCTTTCTTCGTTGGTAATTTTCTCCCAATTACGATTTGATAATGATTTTCCCATAATCATTTATTTTTATTATCCCCAATTTCCTCCGTTCATAGCATTTTACTTTTTGTTGGTTACAAACGGCTTTGGTAATGTTGTTTCCTCCACAAGCACCATATCGTTGCTGAAACGGATTGCTTTCGGTGTTTCCTCTTTTGGAAATGTTGTCAGCATTGCACTGATGATAATCGTTAGTAGCATATCTTTTTGTTTTTATTGGTTTCTATTTTATTATTGCAATTTCTGTGCCACATTGACATCTTCATACAGATGTTTATAGACAGAATGGTAAATCGGGAATATAGCCATCTTATTAGACAAATTACCCACGATATGCCCAAAACCTCTTGTATCTATAAAATATAGGACATTTTTGTGGCATTTGATTTTTATAAACAACCTATTCGACATTATATTCGGCAACCCCGAACATTTCATCCATTTCCCTATCGCCAAAGTCATTGTCGGGATAGTCCACATATCGGTGTCGGTCTCCCTTGGAGTTCCAAAATCTATCCTTGCACCTTGTAGAGCAAAAGGCTTGTGAATACTGCCTTTTAGTGAACTTGGTATGACAGATAGGGCATTCTATTGTTTCTCCCACTTTGGCTTCTTTGTTGAGTTTATATAAACCCTTTCTCTTTTTCTTTGCCATAATAATTTTCAGTTAATAGAAATATTACATTTCTATTATATGCAAAGACTATGCCATTAAAAGGCATAATCTTCGCATTTTTCAACATATTCATCAATTACTGACTGCAACTCGTCAAAATAGACTTCATTAACGACCTTTTTCAGATTCCTATGTGTTGATACAAATTCAACCCTATAATAGTCTGACCAATCATAAAAGATATGAACATATCCCTTAAATTTGCGGCCACTGACCTTAAACATCAAACAAGGCTCTTTGCGTTCATCATTGCTTTGCCCCATTGTAAAACCCTTTGCACCCCAAGTAAAAAAGATTACAAGGTTTGGATATTTGATTTGCTGCAAAATCGTGTGGGGGATATGTGTATTCCTGCTTTCAATGATGCCGACTGATGTAGGTTTGTCCTGTTTTTTCATATCTGTTTTGTATTATTTGATTACATTTCTATGTAATGCAAAAACAATGCCAAACTTATATCATATATAAAAAAAAAGAAGTACTCATTTGAGTACTTCCATTCATTTAGTCAAATATCTGTTCAATCTTATGCCGATTTCGTTCAAGTTTCAGCAAGCCTGCTCGTATCCTCTTGAGGTCAACAAGACTTAATTTATTTGAGAAATACGGAATGCCGTCATAGAAGAATGTCATTACCTGCGTTTCATTGTCAATGCTGATGAATGACGGGCAATACTTTTCAACATCTTCATCGCTGTAATCAATAAGCGAAAATACTACATTCTCCTTTTCCCCACTACCCATTTGCCAAAAGGCTTTTGTTGCTCGGGAGTTAACTCCCATCTTTTCCATTATCCTCTTGCTGATGTTGCTGATTGATGTAAGGGTCTCTTTCATGTCAATAGGTTTTAATCCGGTTATGTACTTATGTTTATATATAACAATAAGTATGCCAATGTTTTAAAAACTCTTAAAAAGTTAGGGAGTATTTTTCAACTCCCTATACTCTTTTGAGTACCTACATTATGTATTCCGCTCCACCGATAGTCAGTTTCTTAATGTTGCTGACCTTAATGTTCTGCGGGTGTAACTGCTTTGCTCCCTCCAATCCTGCGTTCTCCTGCTTTGCGGATTCCTTTCGTTGAGGAAGAAACGGAGTGATATATTTCATGTCAGTGTCAGTACACTCCACACCATCAAGGTAGTAAGTCACTTTCATCTTTGTGTTCGGAGTTGGATAAAGTCTTATGTAAAACTCTCCCTTATGTGCGATTACTTTATTCTCACAACCCTCGACCCACTGACCCCAAGGGAGACTGCCTGCAACAAACTCAAACTCTACACCCTCTTTCGTAAGGCGGTTGTTGACCATATTTTCATAGTTTCCATTGAAACACATCTGACCGCTGACCCTCTTGGTAACTCTACCGTAATACGGATTACCGGTCTTGTTCATTTTTACCTCATTTTCGTAAGTAAGTCCCACGAACTGAAATCCCTTTGCATTTGCAAGTGCTGAAATAATGTTTGTCATATCTTTATTGTTAGTTGTTTACATCTATTCTATATGCGAATATCGTGCCAAACCTTTAATTTTCTAATAGAAAATTAAAAACTTTTTTACTCTATTCTCAAAGAACTACATTCCTACATTATGCAATATCTATGCCAAACCATAACAATATATAAAAATCTTTATACCATATATTATTATATTATAATATATTTTTTTCTCATTATAACATCTATGGCACAGACTTTGCAATAAATGAAGATGTAATCAATTAAACAACTAACACAATGGCTTTCATTAAGGCAACTTCAACAACAAAGGTAACAATTTTCAAAGGGTGGAAAATCACAAAAGTAAATAACGGAGTTATATTCGTTAAAACCGATAACCCTTTTGAAAAAGCCTATACAAATGGCTTTCTTGACATCATTGATATTTTTGGGAGGCATATCCTTTTGAATACAACTCAATGTATTGATATGGTGGAAACCGAAATAACTCAAATAGTCAATGACTATAACATCACACAATACTATGAGGGCACTCCTGAGGTCAGAACCAACTACACCACCTCTGATGATTATGCAACTCCTATCAGCGAAAACCAAACCAACAAAATATGTGGATAGTAATATAAAACTATCCACTTTGGCATGGTCTTTGCATTAAAGTAAGATGTAAACAACTAACAACAAAGAATATGGAAACACGCATTACTTACGACAAAGGATTTTCAAACTTTCCTAACTTTGAAGTGCTTGCAACAAGAGAGGACAAACCAAACGACCCGCCAAAGTTTGTAAGGGTTTTCTCTACCAATATATATTGTTCAAAACTTGAATACCCTATAAGGGATAACTATTTCCGCCTTGTCGGACTGCACGGAGAAATACAAGATGCGTTTTTCAAAACCTTTGGTAAGGATATGCTTTTTCTTAAAAATGAAAAAGAAATCGAAAACGCACTGAAACAGGTTATCATTACAATGAAATACAAAATCGGGCTTTATAGTATAGTAAAATAATATGAATAACCCTATAATCATAGCACTCCTTATTTGGGGTGCTGTGGAAACTATCTCCAAGATACAAGATAAATTCTTTCTTAATAGATAGAATTTGGCACGGACTTTGCGATAAATGAAGATGTAATCAATTAAACATCACTACCATGCTGAAACATCAAACCATTATGAACTGCCGCTCCTTTATGGAAAAAATGACAGACCTCACCATCGCAATCGAAACTGAAATCTATCGTGTATTGGTGGAAAATAATCTTACCGAACTGACTTTCAATAAGCCCGTCCCTGCTATTGTCGATAATAGACAAACTAATATCACGGACATAAGGCTTTCACCCGCTTTTGCTAGTGAAATTGAATTCAGATTCGAGAACGAAACCAAGTTTGTCCCATGTGATGAGCATCCCGAAACTACTAACCTTTTCCGTCTACCTTATATGGAAATCTTAATGGAAACGCTTGAAACACTTGAACCCAACTGCTTGGATTAAGTTGTATTTCATATCTCATATTGTTGTTGTGGACTGACAAAATGTCAGTCCTTTTTTTGTATAATATATTTTATATATAATTTCTTTTATATACCCACCATATACCCCCGCCCCTACTCCATCACGCCCCTCCCATACGCCCCCGCCGGTAAAAATGCCACTTTAGTCCGCACAGTTCTTCGACAAAATTTTTCCCGGAAAAATCGCGTTTTTCCACAGACTTACTCCATGGGAAGAAAACCCCTAAAAAGTAGGGTTTATGAAAAAATTTTTTCCGGAATTTTTTACATTTTTTTTAGGACTGACATCATTTAAAAAGTAGGGTTTATGAAAAAATTTTTTCCGGAATTTTTTAAGGTTTAAAAAACAGCTGTTACATAAGAAAAAGATGAGAATTGGTTTAATTCTCACCTTTTAAAAAATCGGTAACGACTTTCACTATACATTCAATATCATCTGAATCGCCACATGTTTTAACCGTTTTTTCATGCCACCCGATAATCTGATATATAGGGTCGGTAATCCCATCATCATCCTCTTCTATCGTAAGATTTTTTATAACGCTAATCTCTTTCTTTCCTTTATATAGGCGCAGAACAAGATAATCGTCATCACCCACATAATAAGCGATAAGGTCATCAACATCAATGTCCTTGAAATTCTTCAACAACGACAGCATTTCTTCAACCACATTGATTTCTGCATCAGGGTGGTTCTTAATGAAGTTAGATATTCCATTATTTACTACATTCATAATCTACTTGTTAAATAATCATACAACGGTTTCCAATCGGTTTCTGCATCAAATCCAAATTTATCATCAATGCCGAGGTCATAATAGAATTTCTCCATAAAGCATCTGACATAATCGTCATTAATCTCCGGATTTTCATTTATGTAGTCGAAGACGATATCATATTTCTTGAATCCTTCCCTATATTTCTCACACACATCAGGATATGATGAACTCCACATGATGAGTTTCACGTCAAGTCTTTTTGATAATATATTCAACACTGACTTTGCGTATGGGAAAAAATCATATATCTCGGCCTTGGTATATGTGGGTCTTAATATTGTATTATGCACATCCACCATAATGTAAAGATATTCCCATCCTTTCTCCTTTTTAAGTTGGAAGAGTTTGTCAAGATATTTCACAAGGTCCATTTAATTTTGTTTTACATTTTTCGTATTTTCCATGGTCAACCATCACCGTCTTTGCTTCAGGATTTTCTTTTCTCCACTTAGGATAATCTTTAATTTGCATCATAGTCAATCTTTCATATAGCAATAGAGGCAACCGTGCCCACACTTATGTTCTGTTCTTTCCTTATATGGTATGAGTTCTTTTTTATTTTGCGGGCAACTGCAGGATGTTCTTTGTTCTTTCTTTCCTTTCAAAACAATCTTATTCTCAAGTCCGAGAATGTTGATATCTTCTTGGGATATGCACGGGGTTTCATCGAATCCCGGTTCTCCACATGTAACGACCTTTCCGTACCCCAATGTAAAGGCATGGTTCTTCAGTTCATCATAAGCTTCGAATCTCAGTTTTGAACTTGCATGGAAGGAATCATAAGGGAGTGGAATGTTATGTTCATCAAATCTTGCCTTGACATGCTTATACATATCAAGGAATGAAATTCTCACTCGTGGAATATGTAGGTCTGAGAATAGGGTCAATACTTTTTTTGCTGTGTCAAGGCCCTTCTTTGTTGGTACTATCGGGTCGATTCTTAGTACAATCTGAGAAACCGGGAAACCATCTTCAATAAGTTTCTTAAGTTGTTTCCTCGTTTTTTCTACCGTAGGTACGAAGGGTTCTATCTTAGTTCCGCCCATTCCTGTGCAGGTCACATGAAGAACACATCGTTCTTTATGTTCGACAAGTTTTTCAAGCAGTTTATTGGTAAGGGATTTTGTTATGATAATATTCCCTTCATGTAAATGGTTAAAGATATCAAGGTGGAATGCAGGGTCAGATGTTTCTGTAATCCCAATGTATTGTGATTTTTCCATAATTCGTTATAAATTTTGGTATGATTTTGTATAAATTACCATCGTACTGTGATTTTCCATCTATTGATATTTCAAGGGTTTTGGTCTTAAAACCTATATTTCTTTTGGAATATCAATAGGTTTGTTCTTGTTTTGTTTAATAAATTCCCGTACTTCGCGTTCCCCCATATCTGTTGGCGGCCATGTAAGCGGACCGAACGCATTCTGCCAATAATAAACTTTTTTCATTTCCCGATATTCCTCGGGGCTTACCTTTCCTATTGATTCTTGTATTTGTTTCCACCTTCGGTTTCTTTCTTCCTCATAATCCGGTTGTTCATAATCATATAATGTAAGGTCAATATTATCGGAATTGTTTTCGATTATGTTTAAGATGCGTTCTTTATTTCCTTCGCCTTCATATACTGAGTTGCCTAAAATTGTGCTACAGATTCTTTTTCCTGAAAACCTATCGTTTATTATTTTCATCGTTGATTCAAGCGCATCATAATCGAGATAGTCCGGACAGAGGTCGGGCCTCCGGCGGCTTTTGTTTATATACAACAGACAAAATATTTTATCATATTTTTTTACAATTTGAACAGTACCTAATTTTCTTATATCGCCATATGGTGTATTCTTATTAGCAATATCTACTTCAGGAAAAGATTTCTTTATTTGGTATTGGAAGCCATTACCGAGGGCATTATTGATGGACGTGCCAATAAGTATAACATCATATAGATGAATGTCATATATAAGTTCTTTATTTTCTATAATTGAAATCATGTGGTAAAGATACTGAAAATAAATGGAAAAACAAAAAAGAGGTACCGGTTTTTGTACCTCTTTTAATTTTTAGAGAGAAAGAACTGAAAGTACTTCCTGATTCAGGGCCTTATCAATAATCTCCTCCATTGTAGCAACTCTCTTCTCTCCCGTCTGTGGGTCAACCACTGTTTCTCCTCCGAGAAGGAAAGATACTATTGAACCGTCAAAGCCGCTTATGTTATAAGTTCCTCCACAGTCCATATTGGAAGGGAAATCAGTTGTCTTGGCGTTCACCTGCCACCATACGACCTTAAAGTTATCGACAAACTCCTCAGGGAATACCTTACGAAGTTTTGCCTTTGCAAGTTCGAAATTGGTCTTTTCATCCTCTTCAGTTGTGATATCCTCTTCAGTCTGGTCCCACGGATACTTGCCTGTCTTGTTGAACTGCATGTCGGAAACCACCAATAGCGTCTCAGGGAAATCGCTTACCGGAATTTCAGGTTTAGACTTTCTGATTCTTATCATTTCATCAATCACGCTCTGGAAATTGGTTGAGCCCATTCCACCTGGAGCACAAGATACCTGCTGATACATATCGGTGAAATCGCCCTGAAGTTGAAGCGACTTTGACTCATTATCGAACATCACGACATTCTTATGAAACGCTCCCTCATTCAGCGTTGAGAAATAGACACCAAGTGCATAACATACGGTCCTGACCATAAGATAAGAATCACTGCTCACTCTATCGGTCATTGAACCACTTCTATCCATGGCGCACCATACATTTCCCTTGATGGCACCACCATCTTCCTTTGCAGTCTTGATGAGATTATCGAACTGCTTGTCAATAGTAATCTTGGCTGTAAGTGGCAGAGTCCACAAATTCCCCTCGACCTTTACTGCAAGTTCATAAGGATACCCGACAAACTTTGCCACAGGCTGAGACTTAATCCACTCAAGATACTTTTCAGTGAGATTGTGGTTATCAAGGAAACCTCCTGACACAAGGTTAAGAAGCGCCTTTCCCGGGATTGTATTGAAATTAAGTGCATCATACAGACGCCCACAGATTACACGCTGAAATTCATGTGCCTTACCTGTTGACTTGAATGAACGATATTCCTTAGGAGCCCAACCAACATACTTACAGAATTCCTTTGCAAGAGCGTTGCTCTTCTTTGCCCATTCGGTCTTACACTTTCCGTTGGCTCTGATTCGTGGTAGATACTTCTTTACGAGTTCACGATGGTACTCATCGTTGATACCCTTTGCGATTACCTCGAAAAATCGTTCCTTCTGCAGGTCATCGGACATACTGAGAAGAACCCATAGGTCTTTCCATGAGCCAACAATAGGCAGTACCCACAGATTCTGATAGAATACATCGGGCTGATAGAGGGCAAGCCAAAGAAGTCTCTTGAAAGCCTCATCCCTTACACCCTGTCCGCGCTGTACTGCATCGGTGACATTACCGCCAAACATCTTGGCCTTTCTTGTAACCATTCTGAGATAGAACGGGAACTTAAGTGCATAATCGGGGTTCTCGGCCCACAGACGGCCCATATCAGCAAACACATCTTCAATAGCACGTCCTCTTGCTGAACCTGCTTTTGCGAACTGGTCAAGCATTGCTGTTCCGATGCTTGCATAACTACTGGCGCCATTCCATGTTCTCGCCGAACCTGCTCCGCAGGTTGTTTCCTTTACAAACTGATTTACCATACGAAAATCTTTTAAGTTAAACGTTAAAAAAAATGCTGTCCGATTTTCTTTCTCGGAATCATCTGCAAATATACAAATATTATGTCAAACTACCAAAATTATTTTGATTTTTTTTTTAAAATTTTAATAACTTTAGCAACATCAACATTGGTAATGCCTGTCTTAGGATTTATTTTAACGAAATGTTTCTTTTGTTTCTTTCTAAAATCGGCGCGGTCATCAATGATAACGTAATTGAAATCATCATCCGTCACATTATCAGCAATCCAATGTTCAATTTCAGCACCACGACTCTTGTCAGGCTGTGTCATGTCAAAAATATGAAGAGGTATGTACCCGATAATCGGAAACTCTGCGCCTGAACGTCTAAGGCGCTTGCAGGCATCATCGAAATCCTCACGCCAATCTGACGACATGACAAATAACGCATTTGTTTCCTCATAGATGTAATTTAATCTCCCCATTGCCTGAGGGTCGATGTCAAGGTCAGGGATATCATCAGGCTTCGCTGTAATATCCCAATCATATGAATTAATGACACCATCACAATCAAAAAACACTATTTTCAAAACTCTCCCTCCCACACAATTTTTGGTTTCGGTATTTCTTTCTTTTTCGTAGACTTCACATGTGCCTTTATAACTTCCATGGCGGCTCCCTGACTAGTTTTTCCGAAACTCATTGACCACCATATAAAACCAAGAACTTTAATTTGAGGAAAATAACGCACCTCATTATAAAGGTCATCATCATATTTTTCTACGATTCTAAATTTAGCCATATGTTAAACCATTTTTCTTGCCATTATAAGCAATTCATTAATCTTTTCAACATCACAAGTATCAGGAAGAATACAAGTTTTTTTTGCTTCCATCATTTCATTATATGTCTTATCAACGTAATCCATTATTTCCTCATATTCATACTTATGATTCCTGATATCGAGAAGCATTTCCCTGTCCCATGTGCGGACCACATTGAATCCCTTATTCTCTGCAAGTTCTTTTCCCATATGAAGAAGACGCACACAATGCATGACATTCTTGCAATCATAGTTAGACTTAAGATTTGACTCATATCTTACAGGGTTTCTCTTCTCAACCCATTCCTGATATTCCTTATATTTCCTGCAATGACTTTCATAACCATTCTGATTATATGTCATGAAACAGATAGGCACCTCCCCCTTTGGTATTGATGATAATCTTACCTCGTTTGATTTTCCATCAGGATGTACAATTCCTGAATATCCAAAAAACTCTTTATCTTGGATTCTTCTTAGATAATTATTTTTATAGTAATTCTCTCCGAAAATTTCCATTACATATAACTCCATTTCCCTTTTTGATGGAAAATCCATATTTTCAAACTTAGCATGAGCGGCAAAATCATAATAGACTCCATATGTATCTTTCATATTAGGGATATTCACAAGTCCGCAATACTTTTGGTCAAGTCCTCTTTCTGCAAGGAAATCTTTCATTGATTGTGAACCCTGTCCTTTAAATGTATAACAGAAATCAAGAACTTCCTTCCTTTCAAGAACTGGCTGAACACATTTCTTATTAAGACCACGACATTTTGCAACCTGTGATTTTGCATAACCACACAGACTCCCAAAACACTCTTTAGTTAAAAAAAGTTCCTTATTATCCCTGATAAGTTGTATTGCCGGATGAATATCTCCGATAATTTTATCCTCAGGTACGAAAAGACTCTCAAGGGCATTTGGATTTGCTTTCATAAGCAATTCCACCCATCTACCCAATTCATAATAAGTGGTATCATGCTTTTCATCTGATATTTGAGGCTCATAATTTGCCGAAAGTCCCAATAACACATCGTTATCAGCAATATATACGCCACCATAATCAACATCACTTTGGCCATCAGGCAGTGCTGTGTTATACAACTGACTTCCCCTTACATATTTATATGCAAGTCCTTTCTTTTCTATCTGTTCTACTGTAGTCATATTCGTATTTATTAATGTACTATTTTTCGTATTATCTGAAAATCCAAAAAAGCAAGATTATCGGAGCAAAGAAGAAAAAGATAATAATCTTGACCACCCACCAAATCAGAAGAAGGGCAGCCTTTCCATATTGTCCTGACCTCCAAGCAACGATTTCAGCATCATTATCTCTCAGGACCAATACCATGCCAATAACCATCAATATTCCAAAAATAATATTCAATATCATATTTTTAAGTTTTAACGTGTTTCTGCATTGCAAATATACAAATATTGTGCCAAACTAACAAAAAAACACAGAAACTTTCAAAGAATCTGTGTTTTTAATATAAAATTCAGTTAATTTAAGTTAGTCCATCCAAAATCCAGAATCATTGGATAAACAAATATCCGAATCAATATTTCCCAATTTATTTCTGTAAAGTTGTGATACCACAGCACTCATTATAGGATTTTCTTGATAGCCATCCACTACATCGTAAAAATTGATTGCATTAAGGTATTTTTCACAATTTCGTTCAGCAAGGTCTGCAGTTGGAAAATTATGTTTTGAGTAGAACCACCTATCTCCAATTTGTATCTCCCAAACATAAACACGCTTTTTAATTTTCAGCCTCTCTATGCCAGTATCAGTAAGCATTTGTTCATTTCCAAGTTCAGGATTAGTTTCATGAACACCCATTTTTTTCAATGTTTGACAAGCTTGTTCCAACATTTCAGGATTGGTTGTTTCATTTACAATTCGTTTTGTTACTTCTTCTACAATATATCTAATATCATTAAGGCTAAGTTTCATTGTGTTGAATTCTTGAATTTCTTTATTATAACGGTCTTTAGCAATTTTCCTTATAATCGTATGTATATCTTATTATTAATAATAAATATCTATTATTGTCCAAATATAGTGTTTTATTTCAAGAAAAACAAAAAGAGGAAAAACATCTCCTCGACGTTCCCTCTTTTATTTTTTTAATGGTTCCATTCTATTTGTTCTAGGATTATAACCATAACATGTTGCTTTCACAGTAGGTTCCTCACTTTCCTTAATGTGTTTTTCTATGATTTTCACTAATTCTTTAAGGTCTGCTTTGTCTGTCTGAATAATAATTTCTTTTTTATCATCCACAATACTTAAATGTGATGATTCATTAATTCTAAATTTCATTTTCATAAAATTTATCCTCTTATTATAAAATTTTATCCTCTTATTACATTTTAAAATATATAAATATCAAACATTTAGAAAAAGTGAGGAGAAATTTCTCCTCACTGCCCACCTTTTTTGTTGTATTTGTTTGAGGGTGGCATTAGCCTTGTTAATCCGCGTCCCTCAGACACGCATATTCTTTTTAGAATGGGAGGTCGTCATCCTCGTCATCTGCTGCAACGTAATTAGCCTTTACTGCAGCCTCTTCAGCAGCATTGAGACGGGCCTCTACCGTTGGAACATCCACTGTAGGAGATGGGATACTTGGTGTTGGGACTGAAGGGGTATCAACCTTAGGCGCGAGATTTTCCTTCTTGGTACCAAGATTAGGTACATTGATATCTGTGGCATTCACATAATGATTAACCCAAACCTTTGAATCCTTGATTGATGTCTCAGACTTCCATGTTCCGGTAACAATTACATAAGAACCCTTCTTCAGTACATTCTGTCTGTACTTAATTGTAAAATCATCGTAAGTGGTTACATCAAACCATTCTGTCTTCTCCCCCTCGTTCTTTGAGTAAGTTGAATTCGCGAGTGAAAAACGGAGATACTGTCTTCCGTTCTGTGTCGTTCCAAGAACTGCGTCCTTTCCGAGACGACCATCAATTGTAATCTGCTTCATGTTAAAATAAGTTAAAATTTAAAAATCTGTTAAAAACACGTACTCTTAATTCGTTGTACTTTCGTTTGCAAATATAGATAATTTTTTTTATTTAACAAAAAATGTGAAAATTTATTTTTAACTAAGTGAGTCGTTTACTTGACTTTTAGCTATTTATGTGTGTAAGTTAAGTGTTTAAGTTATTAATAAAGAAGTAAAAATGTAATATATATACATATGGCAACGGGTAATAGTAATGCTATATACACAGCAGGAGAAATGCAAAATACAGGAGCATTCAGTTTCAATACAACGAACGTAAATGTTGTATCATACATACCAAGTTTAGATATGTGCCCAACAAAAGCCCTAATTACTGCAGCAGTAAGAACTGGCTATACGGTAACAATTCCAACTTCATATAATGCAAAACAACTTGTCCGTTGGTGGGATGTTGATTGGAAGAAAAACATTGGAAAACTAACCATAAGATTATACAGTAGTTCATATTTAACTAGCCAAGGTGACTCTTCATTATGGTTAGTGCATTTCGGTAGCAGACCACAATTTACTGATACAAAGATACATGAAAATGCCAGTTATCTTTATTGTCAAGCCGATGCTAATAATGGTGGTTTCAATAG